CGGCTCGTTATTGGTCGCGATGACTGTAGGTTATCCCGTTGTGATTCATCAGCCAGTTATCCGCACTGTGCGGGCTGAATGTCTGTGAGGTCAGGTCATAAACGCCGTTAGCAAAACCAATCAAATCCCCGCATAGCTCACCCAGCGCGGGTAACTGTAATTTCATGGTGGCAACTACGGATTTGATACCTTTCTCTGTGTAGTGTGCTTCATGGCATTCAAAGACCGACGCCATCACGCGCTCAAGCTCACTGTCCGCCAGCTTTTCCCATACTCCATTGCTGTAGCAATACACCGCGCCGCTGCCCGGATTTACAGCCAGCCTTTCCCACCTTGCCGACAATAGCCGCGCTTTCTGGCTTGTCGCCATCTGCGAAATATTGCCGGTTTCTTTTTTTCGGCTTTTTTTACCGCCCTCAATGGCTTTCAGTTCTGGCTTCCCTTTACCGCGCTTAACAGGCTTCATCTCCGGCGTCTCCGGCGTGCTGGTGGTCTGTCCTCCGGTTTCAGTCATGTTCATGCTGTCCCCCTTGTCTGTCCTGATACATCCGTTCGCCCTGTTCACCGATAAGCCAGGTTGCGGCGCTGGCGGAGAGCTGCTTCAACAGGGTAAGCATTGCGTTAAGTTCGCCGCTGGTCATTGCCAAATCACTGTCCAGCATCAGCCTGCAAATAATTTCTGCCTGAAAAGCGCTCTCAGTAGCTTTGTCTAAAGTGACGTCCGCAATATCGTTACGCATGTTTCACCCCCGTAATCTCAGTCAGTAACGTGTGCAGATGCGTGATTCTGATGTGGGTATATCCCCGGTTTTGCATCTCATGCTGTACGGCTGTTAAGGCTTCTTCGTGTCTGGTGGCCTGTAGTTCGTAGCGAACCCCCACAGTAAGACCACGTTTGTTAACGGCGTAACCGTATGCGATGAAGGTATTAAGCATGGCGCCCCCCCTCCAGACGGATACGGGCCGCAAACACCAGACGAACGGCGGGAAGCTGCAAACGCGCCTCCCGTTCGCTGGCGGCGGTTACTGTGTGATAAGTGGATTGCTGGCATGAGAAGAAACGCCAGACGAAAAGCGGCTTATTGAGCTTATTGACTGATTTCAGGTGTGAAGATGTATGCCCCTGCGGACGTGCGGAAATAGCCATGTTAGCGGCTCCTACAGTAGTTTTGTAGAATCTCGCCAGCACGCTCTCAAACATGGTGGCGGGACGTAACCGGGTTGAGAGACTGGTACTGTAGGAACCAGCGAGCGCAAGCGCTCCCCCATTACGCCCCGCCATAAGACGGGTCAGGATGGTATTACGGGCACAAAAAAACCGCATATCGGAAATATCGCGGCTACCCGCTACAGTTATCAGGCTGTCAAACCCGGCTGGTGGATTTACACCAGCAACGGGAATATACAACCCGGCAACGCGTACAGGCAAGCGGTTTTTGAAGTAACGGACGAAACAGACAAAGAACGGATTTTGGTCAGGGGTCGTAGCCATAACGGCAGCCTCCACTTGCATATGAATGGAGTCACCGCCTGAGGTTCCAATCTCAATAGGGGCGATGACGTTGACGGGGTTGGAACTACCGGCGCAAGTGGGAACCGGCCTACCTTTCGGTAGCCCCGCCAACGTCACCATTACAGGGTGGCGCGATGTATGGTTTCGTGTGTCGGTGGAAGGAGCCAGCCCAGCACGATAACCACACATCCCGCCATTGTGGGCGGCGTGGTATACGCCGTTATGCGTGATAGCTGCTGCACTACCTACATTGAATAACGCACACCACGCCATCGAATGGCGCGTATAACGGACAACAAAAAAGACGCTTTCGGCGTCTTGTGTCGCCACTTGCTGCTTCGGGGTTCCAATCCCGGCGCTCGTTTTATAAAGCGCGTGGTAACGATAACCGGGCGGGGTGGTGCGGTCAATCATTTTGTGCGGTCTGCGGCTGGTGGTGGGGCGCTTAGTCATGGCTGGCCTCCATATGACGGGCTAACCAGCGCTGCGAGAGTCGCATCAGTTCGGCCTTTCGCTGGTGGTAGTCCTGCCTTGTCTCAATCAGCGTTATATTGCTTTGCTCAAGGTAAGAAAGGTGCTCAAGCTGTAAGGCGTTCATGTGGTCGCGTGGGTCGCCTGTCACGCCGTTCGACTGCGCCCACTGTTTAGCCGTCATGCCACCCAGCACGATACGCGCCAGCATGTTCGCTTCCGTGGTGTAGTTGTGTGGTCTGGTCGTCTTTCCCAGCTCTGCGCGTTGTAAATCCAGCGCCGCACACATCGGCTTAAAGTAATTTGCGGCGGTAATGCGGGCTTTCAGTTCCCGGCGTAATGCTGCGGCTCTTTCTGGTGCGGTTCGGTGTAACTCTTCCTCGCACTTGATGAAGTAGCGGCGAACGGCGCGACCCTGTTTGGTGCGCTCAACCATCGCCGTTTCTTTACCCATGTTGAGGCTGATTAAATAGTCGTGCTCTGTTTGTTGGCGAGATTTTGCGCTCCCCCGTTTTGGTGAGCTCAAATTTTCAACAACAACGTAATCCACACCCTCAACAAAACCGTAGCGCCTGATACGGTCTTTTATCCATGTGGTGAAATCACGTTTAACACCAAGCGTTGCATGTAATGAACGAGCACTTACAACGCTTGTTTCCAGTCTGCCAATGACGCCGGAAATAACGGGTATAATTTCCGCGAAATTTCCATTGTGACTTTTTTCAGGGTGCAGAAGGCCGCGCCCCTGAGTGGGGTTATTTTTAAGTTTCATGTTATGACCTTACTTAAACGGCTGTATTGTGTCGCTGCCACGGTTGTAGCTGCTGGTGGTCAGGGATATAATCAGACGTGCGAATATCCTCACCAGCCGCCTGTAGCCTGTAACGGGCGGTTTTTCTTTCCCGTTATGCCGCCTCACCGCGTGCTGCTTTGACGCGTTCGTCAAGCCACGTGTAAACCTCGTCTTCGTACCAGCCCACACGACGCAACCCGACTTTAAACCCTGCCGGAAATTCTCCGCGCTTTATCATCTCGTAAAATGAACTGTCGCCCTTAATCCGCAATATGTCTTTTACTTCCCGCTTGAGCAGTATTTTACGTTTATCTGCCTGAGTCATGTTATGCGCTCCCGTAATTATCGGTTTCGTTCTGTCGGGAATATTGCAGCACATAACAAAGGCGAATTGTGGAAGTTTTGAAAAAATAACTGGAAGTTTTACCCCGGTATATTTTCGTAAAAATGGAAGTTTTGCCGCCTGATAATGGAAGTTTTAGCGCCAGTAGCGGGGCTGCTGCGGTTAATTCTGGAAGTTTGCCAGTGTGGAAGGTGGAAAAATGGAAGTTTTACAGTGAATGGCGGGGATTTATGGAAGTATGAGGGTGTGCCGGGTATCCGTTCCCGGCTACTGTGCTGGCGTCGTCATGGTTGCTCACTGTCTTTAAGCTTTGGCGCACACTTCAAAGCCTCGCTTATGAGTTCTGTTAACTGCCTGTCGGATACACCGATAGAGACGCCGTATTTAAGCAGCGCACTTTCCGCAAGGCGTGCGACTGCCGATTTATTGAATCCGTCTTTTCGTTGATATCTTTTGTCATTCGCGGCAATCGCTATCGCCAGACCTGCAATAAATTTCTTTGCGGTCTCCATACCGTGGGTATTCTCCCATACGGCGGGAGGTGAGAGGTCGTTATTAATATCAGATACGGAATTATCGGCGTGGTGATATTCATCATCCTGATAGGGGTTCCGCGCCCATTTCCTCCATAAATTCCACTTTCGTAGATAACCTATTGATATGTCAATAAGTTATCTTCAGATTCTGTTGTTTAGCTCATAATCTCATATGTTGATATATGAGACTGCATTTATTGGTCTGAAATGAGGTATCTAATATCGTTTTTTGGCTTTTTTGATACCCTTTAGTATCGAAACCGACTTTTGACACCTACCAGGACGTATTTTTCGCAGATCCAACCATAGAACTTCACAACAGATCTTCGGTTTGACGGCTAAGGTCAAAAATTTGCGGTAAATTATATTTAATTCAGTTAGATAAGTATCTAATTTGGGACTTTTGGGGCAAATGGGCGCGGAACCCCTGATAGGTGCAGTCATTAACGGTCAGCACCGGAGGAAGAAATTCAGCCATGACGGGAAATTCGATGTTAAGTTTTCCCTCCGTGTCTTCCCTTCTGACGCAAATTTCATCGAACTGGTTATTGTTATTCATGACTTCCGCACCGTGTTTAGCAACGCTTTTCAGCAAGTCATGCTTATGCCCTCTCATTAATTTTTTCACCTGAAAATCACGACGATGATAATCATCAAGACCTTCTAATTTATTAACCAGCCATAGCGCAACCTGCCCGCATGTCATGGAGGGGTAGCGGCGCTTAATCTGTTCCACCAGCTCCCGCAATGAGATGAACTTACCGTGAATCGCCATCAGCTCTTCCAGTGGTGATAACTGTTTCTCTGCTGCCTCAATGCTAATCATCACGCCAGCCTCCCGCGTCTATGGTTCTTCGGTTTTATTCGGTTGTCTATATTTTACTCCTGTACTGTATGGTTAGCCAGTGTATAAAGCCACATGTGTTCACGGGACTGATAGCGACGGGGAAAGGGTTTTCTCTGGCAAAGGGGGAACTTAAAGGCGACTGCATAGCATCAGGCTGGCACGTTGCCGGAGACAAAAACGGGATATCGCGGGATATAGCGGGATAAGAAAGAAAAGGTTAACATATTGATATATAAACATTATTTTGTATTTATCCCGATATCCCGGTCATCCCGGTGTTTTTAACCCTCTGCTACGCGTAATAAAGTGCGAAATCGCCATAAAACGCCATTTATTCAGCACGTTACGCACATTTCAGCACCATAAAACTACGCAATTCTGATTCCCCTTGTACCGCTGGCAAGGGTCACGCCTGTCGATGCGGCTTCCACAAACTCACCCCACCAGCGCATCAGCACGACACGCTTTTCAAAGTACGTGCTCCGGTTGTATGCGCGTCTGACATCGTTTGTGTCAACGTGGGCTAATGCCGCTTCTATTACGTCCGGCTCAAAGCCTTCTTCATTGGCTGCGGTACTGAATATCGCCCTCATGCCGTGCGAGACAAGCACCCCCTTAAAGCCCATACGCTTTAGTGCAACGTTTACGGTCTGGCTGTTCATTGGCATCTGCGGGTTTTTGTATCCGGGGAAAATATATTCACGATGGGCGCTTATGGGCTTCATGGCTTCCAGTACCGCCAGCGCCTGAGAGGAAAGGGGTATCACATGCTCCCGGCGCATCTTCATTCGTCCGGCCGGGATAGTCCATGTACCGGCTGTGAGGTCGATTTCACCCCATCGGGCTTCTGCGGCTTCTGCCGGACGGGTAACAGTGAGTAGCTGCCATTCAATGAGTAAGCGGGTCTGCCGTTCTATACTGGCAACGGACACAGCGCTCATCAGTTCCGGCAACTGCTCCGGGCGAATGGTGGGCATATGGACTTTTACAGGGGCGGGAAACGCCTTGCGAACATTAGCGGCGGCATTGAACTCTGTGCGGCAAAGTCCATAACCTCATTGATGCGCTGCAATACCCGTTTCAGGGTTTCCAGATTCCCCCTTGCCCTTATCGGCTCCAGAAGCGTGACAAACTGGCGTGCAGTCAGTTCATTAACGGGACAATCCCCGATATCAGGAAATACATACTTTTCCAGCGAGCGCCATATGTCCTTAATGGTATTGGGTGCCAGATTCTGCGCCCGCTTCATCTCGTACCAGTCCGCCGCCACCTTACGGAATGTGTTATTGCGCCTCATAAGTTCCGCTTCGGTCTGCTGCTTCTGGTGCGCCTGCGGGTCTGTTCCCTTCGCCAGTAATGCCCGGTATTCATCCCGCCGTTTTCTGGCGTCTGCAAGCGTCACCTCATCCAGTGAACCAAAACTCAGCAATACCCGCTGACCGTCTCCGGGTCTCGTATACCGAAAGCGCCATATCTTCGAACCATTGGGCTTAATGAGCAGATAGAGGCCGTTACCATCCTGTAACGTGTACTCTTTCTCTGCGGGACGGGCGGCCTGTATTCCGGTGTGGGTAAGAGGTGTTACGGTTTTTGGCATGGTTAAAACCTCCCCTGTATCACGGAAAGATAAACAGGTGACCGGAGAAGGGGTTAACATTTAACACATGCTGTACCTGTTCACCCAGCCCGTTGAAAGACTTACGCATATCGGTTATCCCAGCAACGAGCCAGATACGGGTACCGGATGGGAGTGAGATCATCTTCCCCTCCCGGTCAGTTCACGAATCAATACAGTGAGCAGCTCTGGTGAAGGATTTTCCAGCGTCATGTTACCGTGACGGAACTCCACCTTGCAGGAGCTGGCACTGACAGTAGTCTGAGTGGATAAGGACGGAGTAAGAGCAGCCATCGGTTCTTTCGGCTCATCAGGCGTTATCTCTACAGGTAATAATTCAACGTCTGCGTCAGAAGAGGTTGTCACCGGAAGACGCCGTGATATACGCCCTTCGTTTTGCCAGAGTCTGAGCCATTTGAAAATAACATTATCATTGACGCCATTTTCTCGTGCAATCTGGGCCACACAAGCACCGGGTTGTGATGCTAGTTCAACCATACGAAGTTTGAATTCATTCGAATACTTTTTACGAGGTTCTTTTCGCCAGTCCTGTAATTCCATACTTAGATGTCCGTCTGTGTCAGATGGGCGTCTAAGTTACCAATTCTTGTCTAATGGCTACATACGGCGATCGGTTTACGCTTACTATTAAATGTAATCCGAAGACGTAATTCTGCTAACCCAGTCAAACATAACTTGCATATGATTACCATTGGATTTCTTCACACCAACCTGACACGCATTTACGCCAGTCGTTTTGCCAGTCAAAACCGCCCCATACATCATATAGATTTTGATATCGACTCCCTGTTTATAGCATTTATTACAAATCGAAAAATAATCTCTTCTTGACGGAGTATATTGCTGAAGATTAAATTCGTCAGCCGACACCAGCGAAAGATTAAAAGCGTCATTGCCTGATAATTCTTCAAGAATTGCCAGAGACTCTAATTTAACTTCAATTCGCTTATTTCCTTTAGGTTTATCCGAAGCCAGAATCAAATTTTCCCTCGGATTAAACTTCGCAATGTAGCCTGTGATTATCCGTGCATTATTGCTCACCAATCGAACAGGGATATCATTAAAACGTAGAAATTGAACTCGACGAGCAAGCATAGAATAATCCCGCGGCCATATTTCAGCCTCTCGCCCGTAGGAAATATCATTTACAGCTATACATTCCATAAAGATATACTCATCTATGCTGAATGAAAAAGCCCCGGATTCACGGGGCTGAATAAAACGAAATAAATTAACGTAACAGAGACAGCACGTTCTGCGGGACCTGGTTAGCCTGCGCCAGAACGGAAGTACCGGCCTGCTGCAGAATCTGCGCGCGAGACATGTTGGAAACTTCGGTCGCGTAGTCGGAATCTTCGATACGGCTACGGGCAGAAGACAGGTTATTTACGGTATTGCCCAGGTTGGTGATAGCGGAGTTGAAACGGTTCTGTACCGCACCCAGGTCAGAACGCAGCGCATCAACCTGCGCCAGCGCGGCATCAATTTTCTGCAGCGGGTTTTCAGTCTTATCTGTATTAACCTCTTTAAGCTCACCGCCTGTTCTGAAGTTATGTTTGTCAAGGTCGCTTGCTAAGTAAGTTTTACCATCGGTAGCAGTAACAACTTCAGATTTACCATTTGCGCCACCAAATTTCACAGCCCCAGTTTGAGCAACGCCAGTACCATCTGTATAAGTAGTTGTTTTGGCAGTAATTGTACCTGTTTTCTCATCATATGTAGCGGCATAGAAATCGTCGCCCATTTTCACTGCATAGCCACCATCAATAACCTTACCGTTTTTATCCTCAAACGATAGTTTTACAAGGCTAGTATTGTTCTTATCGGCACCAGTAACCCCTGCAGCAGCAAGTTGAGCCGCAACTGTGGTCGTATCAACACCCTCTTTTGTTACTTTAGCAATTTGGTTGTGGGTTATAGTGGCCGTTCCCCGAATAGCTGTAGCTTCCGCAGTTGCTAACGGAGTTTTATCAGTCGTATCAATATTAACTTTCTTTGTAGTTTCATCATAAGTGGCTTTATAAACACCAGCAGAAGCACCGCCTTTAACATCTAAATAGTATTGACCATCTTTAAATTTGATATCAGCCCCAGTAACCCCCGTTGCACCACCGCCAATTGCAGTTTGGATATCAGTATTGCTCTGGGCTGTAATAGTATCTGTACCATTTTTATAGGTAGTTTTATCAACGGTTACAGCAGTTTCTTTCGGGGTGTAGGCATCCTGGACATTAAGCTTATCAAGTCCCAGTGTTTTAGAGCTAATTTCTTTTAAATCAATATCAATAGTTTCACCGTCGTTGGCACCAACCTGGATGGTCAGGGTGTTGTCCTGCGCCAGGACTTTCACGCCGTTGAACTGAGTCTGGCCGGATACACGGTCGATTTCGTTCAGGCGCTGGGTGATTTCAGCCTGGATGGAGTCGAGGTCAGACTGGGAGTTGGTGCTGTTAGCAGACTGAACCGCCAGTTCACGCACACGCTGCAGGTTGTTGTTGATTTCGTTCAGCGCGCCTTCAGTGGTCTGCGCAATGGAGATACCGTCATTAGCGTTACGGGAAGCCTGAGTCAGACCTTTGATGTTCGCGGTGAAACGGTTAGCAATCGCCTGACCTGCCGCATCGTCTTTCGCGCTGTTAATACGCAGACCAGAAGACAGACGCTCGATAGCGGTGCCCAGTGCGGACTGGGATTTGTTCAGGTTATTCTGGGTCAACAGCGACAGACTGTTAGTGTTGATTACTTGTGCCATAAAATTTTCCTTTTGGAAGGTTTTTGATAACCAATGTTATGCCAGGCTTACCTGTGTCATCCAGGTTATCGACATTTAGCACATAAACTTTACTAATTTTTGGATTGGCTTCGATCACATTCGTTAAGGCTCCACGGGACTAACTAGGAAAGTGAAGTACCCCCCAGAAAATCCAGTCATCACTGGCTGGATGATAAAACAGGATGTTAATTATGACACATAATTACCCATTGTTTTTTATTTGGTATTTTTATCAAGAACCACAAAATGACCATAATATAAATATTGACTATTTATATTTTCATAAAAGCCCCACAATTTTTACGTTGTGGTAGCTTTATTGTAAGCGCACCGTGAAGGACGTGGGGTAAAAATTAGTTTACAGAGAGAGTGACGTTCCAGGGCAACAACTCTTTCACGCGGTTGGCAGGCCAGGTGTTGATGACACTGATCACGTGGCGTAGCCACGTTTCCGGCTCGATACCGTTAAGTTTGCAGCTACCGATCAGGCTGTACATCACTGCCGCACTGTCGCCTCCACCATCAGAGCCGAAGAACATGTAGTTACGCCGCCCCAGTGCAACCACCCGGAGGGCGTTTTCACACAGGTTATTGTCGATCTCCACCCAGCCATTGCGGCAGTATTCGTTCAGGGCATCCCATTGCTTCAGCAGATAGGTGAACGTTTTCGCCGTATCCGAGTGGCGCGACAGCGTGCTCATCTGCCCCTGGATCCAGTCATACAACGACTGCATCAGCGGTACCGTTCTGGCTTTTCTGCCGGACTGCCGCGGATCTCAGACTCGATAGCGTACAGTGCCCCGATACGACGGAGCGCTCCTGCCGTTACTGTCGTTGGATGGCGGCGGACATGTACATCGTGGATCTTGCGTCGGGCATGCGCCATGCAGGCCGCTTCGGTTACCCTCCCACTTTCATAGAGGGCGTTATAACCCGCGTACGCATCGGCCTGCAGGATACCGCTGTAGTCCGCCAGATGTCGCTGCGGGTGGATACCTTTGCGGTCGGGGGAGTATAAGAACCACACTGCTGCCGGCATGGTTGAACCGGCGTTGCGATCGTCACGAACATAGACCCACAGCCGTCCGGTACGGGTTTTACCCTGACCCGGATCCAGTACATTTACCGGCGTGTCATCGGCATGCACTTTACCCGGCATCAGCACATAGTGGTTCAGTGCATCATACAGCGGGCGAAGCTGCTCTCCCATGATGTCAACCCAGCGCCCCATCGTATTGCGGTGCAGCTCCACGCCCTGGCGGGCATAGATTTCCGACTGACGGTACAGCGGCAGATGCTCAGCGAACTTCGCCATGATTATGCGGGCCAGCAGAGCCGGACTGGCGTAACTGCGCTCGATGGGTTTTGGTGGCTGCGGAGCCTGAACGATACAGTCGCACCGGCTGCAGGCCAGTTTTGGGCGAACCGTTTCGATTACCCTGAACGCGGTGTTGATGATATCCAGTTGTTCAGAGATGCTTTCCCCCAGCGGTTTCAGTTTGCCGCTGCAGACAGGGCATTCGGTTTCTGCCGGGGAGATAACCTGCCTGTCACGGGGAAGTGTTGCCGGAAGTGCTTTGCGGACGGGAGAGTCTGATGCTTTCGGCGCTGTATCTCCGGCCATTGAGGTGAGTTGCGACTGCGCCTCGCCAAGCCTGTTCTGGAGCTCGGTTATGCGCGTTTCTGCCCGCGCGATCTTCTTTTCTATCTTCTCGCGGTTTTTCTCGCTGCTGCGGCCGAACAACATTCTCTGCAGTTTAGCGACCAGCGCCCTGAGTGAGCCGATCTCGCGGGCATAGCCGGTTATTTCACCGGACAGACGGACGATAGCCGCCTGCTGTGCGATCAGCAGGGCCTTCAGTTGCTCGATGTCGTCGGGGAGTGTGTTGTTCATTCCCCTGTTTTATCACGGGTTATATCCGTATACCAGGCCGTTCCGTCCGTTTTGGATGTTGCCAAGCGATCCCCTCCAGAAGCATGGACAGTTGGGCGGGTGTCAGATGCACTTTCCCTTCGCGGGTCACCGGTCACACGAAGCGTCCCTGTTCGGGGCGTTTGGCGAACAGGCACAACCCGTCACGATCGGCCCACAGTATTTTCACCATTTTGCCACTGCGGCCCCGGAAGATGAAGATATGCCCGGAGAACGGGTCATCTTTCAGCGTGTTCTGCACCTTCGAAGCCAGGCCGTTGAAGCTACAACGCATATCTGTGACGCCAGCGATGATCCAGATTCTGGTACCGGTTGGCAGCGTTATCATCGGGTACTGCCTTTCATTTCGCGGATTAGCGCCCGTAACAGTTCCGGAGTGAGAGGGTCAAACAGTTTTACCACACCTGATTTAAGATGCAGCTCGCACCGTGGGACGTTTCCGGGATCACACTCAGGGCACTCATCAGGCTTGTTACGCCAGAAGGGATTTGTAACTGGTCTGGTCGGCTCTGGCGTATCAGTCAGTGCCACCGGGACAGGCATGCATTCCTGTATGTCATCATCGCTCAGTAAGCCGTCCTCGTACTGGCTTTTCCATTTAAACAGCAGGTTATCATTGATATCGTGCTCTCTGGCGATCCGGGCAACAACAGCACCGGGCTGTAATGCCTGCTTAGCCAGACTGACCTTAAATTCACGACTGTAGCTGGCCCGCCGTTCTTTTTGCCATTTTCCCTCGCTGATTTCAGAGCGGGTGGATTCATTTTTTCTGTTGGCATAAAGGATGGCGTCAAGCTGAGCGAATGAGACTGAATCGGGCAATGGCCATGCGATACCGGATGCAATAAATCGCTGAAAAAGCGTATGTATTGTGGAATGACTGAGACCGAGACGCTGAGCGATGGCCCGGATGGTCAGTTTATCTTCAAATCTAAAACGCAGGGCATCAGGCAAATAAGAACGGAAGCAGGGAATATCTTTTGTTGTCTGGGACGTGATTGTGTAATTTTTAAAATCACTAAAGATCGTCCAAGAGCACAAGATTTTTCAGTGAGTTAAAAATGTTTCATTTCGGTACTATATAAACTCTACCGAATTTTATATGTTCTTTTTTGCCCCAAAAACACCCTTATTGCCCCACTGGTGCCCCAAAGGTTTTCACGTCCCGCCTCAGGTATCATCTGCCTTTCGGCTCGATCAGTATGTCATTTTTTTTCGTAATTCCCCTTTCCGAACAACCATACCACTAGTACATAACAAGGCGCTTCCATTTCCGTACCCCCATCCAGGAATGGTCAGAACGGTATTTATAAGCTCCCTTTTATGCCATCCATGTACACAAACTGGCTCTTCTGCTCATTATGGTTAGCTATTTATTACCGCGTTATTTATATAAAGAAATATAATACCATAAGCAATAGCTCGAAAAAACAGAGGAAACCATTCACTATATACGATTACTCACGATCAGATAACAATGCTTAAATAATGATACTTTATAACATTTGATATGTTCTGATAAACTGAACAGCAACACTAAAATAATCAGGGTGCATTTCTTATTGTGACAATAGAAACGCTTATCATACCTCATTCTATCCAGAGGCAGAAACCAGTGACATCAGCAGACCTTTTGATTATTCTTTATCTGGTATTAATTATAATTTCAGGGATATTTTTATACCACCTTTTAATATTGCTCATGAAATTATAAAAAAATACTAAGTCATGGTCCAGTTAATGTTATCTGACTACTTTTTCAGTCAATTCCTAATGCGCTACATCTTTCCATTGCTATATCACTTATCATAACTGCAGTATCATTTTTCATTTTAAAATACAGGAGTTATTTTTTGAATATTCAATATATAAAACGAACACTTACCCACTGGGAAACATCCTCTTTTTCCACATACAGAGATACCTTCGAACAATATGGTGGTAGCGTTAACATGCATCCTGATGTCGTGGAGTATTTCATGAAGTACCATAACTGGAAATTTTCATTTTTTCACTACAAAAAATATGGCGAGATTAAAGGGGCATATTTTGTATGTAATAACCAAAAAATTGGAATACTGATGCGCAGAACATTTCCGCTTTCATCTGATGAGGTACTTATTCCTCTTGCCCCTGAACTACGATGCTTCCTTCCCGAGCGTACCAATAAGCTTTCTGTATACCACAGGTCACAAATTATTAATGCCACATGGCGTCTCGCCAGAAAGAAACAGAACTGTCTGGTAAAAGACACTTTTTCTTCTAAATTTGGGAAAAACCGTCGTAACGAATACCAAAAATTTCTCCGGAATGGTGGAAGCGTCAAAAGCCTGGATGAGTTCTCAGGTGATGAACTTGTACAGATTTACCAGTCGTTATTCCGTTCACGGTTTGGTGACACTCTCCCGGGTTACCCGTCCGGCAATCTGACCGACTTTTTTTCTCACCTTCGTCACCTCCTGTACGGTTATGTGCTCTACTTTGAAAACTCACCGTGCGCTTTTGATATTGTTTTAAAAGCAGAAAGCCGCCTTAACGTATATTTTGATGTTCCAAACGGAGGTGTAAAAAAAGAATGTATGAGTCTTAGCCCAGGAAGTATACTGATGTGGCTTAATGTTAATAATGCAAAGAGTTATTGCCAGGAAAAAAATAAGAAGTTTATTTTTTCTATTGGTGCCCTCAGACCGGAATGGGAGTACAAGCTACGCTGGGCTGACCCATTTTTTACCGGAAAATCTTTTTGTTAACATACCTGGAGCAATGATCTTACCCGACAATAGTGGACACGGACCAGGTGAGTAAACTCTCAATCAGAGGTGGCTCACATGACAAAACCAGCATCAACCACTAAAAATCCACGCAAGCAGCACACACCTGAATTTCGTCACGAAGCCCTGAAACAACTGGCTGAACGTATTGGTGTGGCTGCTGCAGCCCGTAGCGGTTGGTACGTTTGGCATCAGCGTCGTCATCAGATAAACCGGCGTCAACAGCTCTGCCTTGTCTGTGATAACATCGTCCGGGTGGTATTCAATACTCGCACTATCGAACGTTCGCCAGTTTGCCGCAGCCCGTTCTTGCATACAATGTGGCTGCGGTTTTATTCTCCCCGCCCAGCCCCCACTCATCTTTTCTTCAAATCGGAAATATTAGTGATTACGGTCATCGGATTTATCCCAATTCAGCCCGGCTAATTTTCACCGACAAAACAGGATAAACGCCCTGGCTGCGCGACCAAAGCGCTTCTGATACCATTCGCTTAATAAATGAGAATAAATATCATTCATTGACACCGGTAAACGACACGGATAATGTCAACAGTGCTGTATATACATCCACCACATGGTTGTTATGCATTTAAAATGGAGATAAATATGTCTGATGATAAGACAGTACCCACCGAAGGAGTGGACCGCGGACACACGATGGTAGTCTGGCCCGCCAGACCAAAATGGGGACAACCGGGCGCAGGTGCCAGCATAGGAATTAACCCGGACTTTGACCCTGTAACCGGAAACGGCTGGCTTCCTGAAGAAGACGGTTACCACCATGACCTGCCAGCCGGCGTGCCGGAAGATGTGCAGACAGCGATAAATCAGGTGAAACAGGCTGGTGGCCTGATGAGCGTCGACCTCCGGAAACTGAGGCCCGCCGCAGGCTATCCATGGGACCCGACCGTCGCATGGGACCCGGTATTTGTTTATTTCCCGGTAAAAGCGGTGAGTGATTCGAATTTATCCGCAGGAAGTTTACCGGAAACCGTCCCTGTACACTCCCGTATCCAGGACGACGTGCATGACGGGGCTCAGTTTATCTCCGTCACCGGTAGTGGCTCACAGCCATACAGCCTTCCGGTAATTAAGGCAACTCCCACGCCCCGTGGCCCGTATTACACCATCGGGCACCTGCCCGGTCCGATGGGGCCCTATACGTTTACCTTCAATGCGAATGCCCCGCACAGTGAGCTGCATTTTGCCCGGGATGAAGAGAAAGTCAGCGCTCTGCATCCTGCCGGATTTACGGTCGGGGCTAACACAACTGACTGCATTGTTGTGTTTCCGGAAGGAAGCGGACTGGAGCCACTGTATTTTTCGATGACGGTAATCCTGCCGGAGGGGCCGCTAAAACAGCGCCAGGAAGAGGAAAACCAGGCACGGGCAAAAGCTGATGCTGAGGCCAAAGCAAAGGCAGAGGCTGAAGCTAAGGCAAAAGCAGAAGCTGAAGCTGAAGCCAAAGCGAAAGCCGAACGTGAAGCCCTGTTTGCCCGGGCTGGCGTAGTACCAGCCCCGACGTATACACCAGAAATGGTTAAGTCCGCGGAAGCTGCACTGGGCGCTGCAGGAGTAATGGTTCTCGGCCAGACTCCCGGAGCGATGCAACTTTCCGTTGCAGGTGGCGGAGTATTGACGGCAACAGGTGAGGTACTCAGCAGCCTTGGGGCTGCTGTAGGCCGGGCCATTGCATCCCTTGGCGCAACTGCCACAGCGGGTACAGCAGGCCCCATGGTTGCAGCAGCCTCTGCCATATTGTTCCCGCCTGCGGCCGGAGGAGGCAGTGACCGTGTGCCGGGCCGGGACCTGAACGCTATGTTTGCGCTGAATGCGCAACTGCTGGCCGGCCAGGATGTGAAGATTGAGCCGGGCGCAACCAGCGTGAACCTTCCGGAACGAGGTCATCTGGTGAACAGCAACGGGCAGATGGCGCTGCAGTTGCTGAAAACCGGTGATACTCTGCCTGCAGCGGTCCCTGTACTGAATGCGGTACGTGATGCAGCAACCGGGCTGGACAGAATTACTGTCCCGGCCGTCGCCGGTGCACCTGAGCGGACTATTCTGGTGAACCAGGCACCTCCGCCCGCAGCCCCCTCAGATACCGCAAGTCCCCCTCCATCCGTTCCGGTAACACCAGTATATACCGGTACAGAAATAAAACCGGTAGATACCATCACTGTAACGACCACGCCGGCAGCAGATATCGGAGGACTACAGGATTTTATATACTGGCGTCCGGATGCGGCGGGAACGGGCGTGGAGCCGATCTATGTGATACTGAGTAGCCCTTATGGTGAAACTAATGCTAAAGGTAAGTACAGCGGTCGTGACTATAACTCGGACAAAGCTGGAGGACCTATTCAGGATCTGGACTGGAAAACAGCCACTATTGACCGGGAAGGCGTGGATAAGGTGAAGCTGCATACGGGACGGTTTGCCGAATCTGATGCGAACAAGATAATGATTGATCGTCTGGAGAAAATCCTGAATGGAGAAATGCAGCCCACCGACACCGATAAACGTTTTTACACCCATGAAATAAGAGAACTGGAACGGTACAGAAATCTTGGGATTAAAGATGGCATTATCCCTGATAATCAAGGAGAGGTATGGAATAATACCCATACAGCCACCTTAGAAGACTATAAAATAAATGAACGAAATGAACCTTTGTATACTCCTGATGCAATTCAAGCAGCAGAAGAACAAGCTAAGAGGGAATACCTATGATTGACTTTAAATCTATGATTGAGAAAGAAAGTGTTTACGATGTGGTGTCTTTCTTCGCTGGGTCTAAAAAAGGAATAGGTTATCCGCAGTTGGACAATTTTTTTGTTCGTTACCGATTTGACGTTGTTGGCAATGGTGAGCTATTGAAAACTTTTGAGGAAATGCGCAGGAATGGGATTGTCGATTGGGGAGACAAAATGCTTGTTAAAAAAGGCCCTAACTGGAAAGAACCCAGGTTTGTGACCGAGAAAAAATACGGTATCGAATAGGTTATATTTACGTACAGAACCTGCAGCGCCATCCGTCAGGGTGGCGTTATTTTTTACCTCAACCAGACCAGGCATATCGCACGACAGAGCTAGCTAACCATACTGGCGCGGCCGGTATTCCTCCTGAAAACCGAATAATAATCCAGAATTAACCGAGCTGCCCGACACTGAACAATCACGTTATGTTACTTAATGATGTGCTACATAATAGTGCGTACCACCAGAAGATATTCGATTTTATGCCCGCCCCGCAGTGGGCTCTTTTATGAGACGACAATGACTCAGTGCGCCGTAAAGCCCGTCCTTCATGGCCGGGATAGTGTCAATTTTGAGGGAAAAACCAGAATCGACTTCTTTGTTTGTAATTCGTCACTGATTCTGTCATAAGTGAGGAGTGACGCCCGAATACACGACGCAACGTGTTCCAGGAATAATTCACGTTGTTGGGCGTCACTCCTCTACTGACGCTCTCAGTAAAGACGAAGTAACCATTCTTTTCGTATATTAAACAGGCTGATTACATTCAAAGTGAACTTTCCGGGTAAAAAATTGTCAAAGTAATATACATAATAAAATGTACTTCTGAGGATATATGGACAATACACTGATAATAATTTCCCTGCTTATTATATTCAGTATTTTTAGCTGTGCTGTAATCAAAGTAGGAATAGGTATATCAAATAATCCGGACAAAACTGATGACTAACACTTATCAGATATTGGGGCATTGCCATCGGGGAATCACTCAGGCTTTTGCGGCCAGTCAGGATTTGTGGTATCCACCCGGTTTACCAGCACCCTGTATTTTCTCCATGCCAGAAGAGAAGCTTTTTCTTTATCGGTTGCTTCGCCCAGATCCACTGCATCCTGTAACGGCGCGATTTTTTCAGACGCTATTTGCAGGAGTCTGTTTTTCGTTCCTTCAGCTTCACGAAGTCTGGCTGCTTTTTCAGCCGCTTCATCCTTCACCCACGCCTTACCATTCCATTTCTGATATTCACCATCAGGTGAAACTGATGTGACGTTTTCAGGTAACGGACCGGGAGAGGAGATATAAACCTGATTGCCGGTTGTTGTGTCGTAAACCGTCTCGCCACGGTGGTCTTCTTTCAGACTCCACGTTTCGGTTTCAGCGTCAAATACAGCAATATGACTGGCGGGAATATCAGGAGGGGCAATATCCGTACAGTTTGCCGGTAGTCCTGTGTGCGGCGGAATATATGCATCACCTGCACCAATAAATTCGTTTGTATCTGAACGCAGGTTATAAACCTTAATTGTCTGCGCTTTGCTGCTCATTTTAAAAGTCATTATGCCAGCCTCACTATATAGTTAAATGCAATGTTTTTAACCGTGGTTTCCGCATTACCGTCTGCGTCCACCGTTACAGCGTGTCCATGTGGGCCGATGTATACGGAGTGTTCGTGCGGGCCAATCCAGGTAGTATGGGCGTGGTCGCCATTCCAGCTTGTTAACTTATTATCTCCATCGCTCTGAACGCGAGTTTTTCCACCGATTGAGTCACCGCCATATAGCCCCCCCGCCGAATGGTTATGGATTCCTGTTGTGTCAGAGGTTTTATTGCCGTAATCAAATGACGACGTGCCTTTCGTTCCCAGATCGGTATCCAACGCCCGTGCGCCGTGGCTGTGCGATTTGTTGCCGTCCATCTCCTGTGACAACACTGCGCGACCACTTGCGGGTTTCCCCTTGATTGTCCAGCCGCGCATGTCAGGGATAACGCCGGACGGATACGCTATAGCCAGTAATGGATATGCCGATTTATCAAACGATTGCCCCTGCATGATGGCGTAACCTGCCGGAGTAGCATCAGACGGCCATGCAATCGCCGCCCCTACTGGATGCGAATCCGGAGGTGGGTTTAGTGTGGTGTAGAGCATTGCCCATTCGGACCACTCAGCATCGGCGGTATCCCGATGACTGCGAATATATGCGGGCGCTGGCGCACCGTTTGTCCCGCTCCAGCCAATGAGGATTTCCCCATCACCGGTTCCGGTCAGACGCAAAATATTCCCGTATTCCGTTGGATAGCCGTTGTTGTAAACCTCGCCCATTATCAGGCCGCCATCACTGCCCCTCGTTGTGCCAGTCAGTGCGGGAAGCGTGCCGCGTGATACCAGTCTGTTCGCTGCAACAGCCGTACCGTTGGCAGGAAGCGCTCCGATATTACGCACAAATAAACTTTTGTCCGGAATGTCCGCGCCATTCTGATTTTTTTCAAGACGGGTTTTAACCTGTTCGGCAATCAGCCTGTCAATGGCCGCGTGAAGCTGCGTATGTTCGCCTTTACTGAGTGGTATGCCGGCGGCTTCAATAACAGTGCAGACCTCTTCCTGGACTGCATCCCACATATCACTGTTGAGATCCGTTGCGCGGCGGCCCGTGGCGGGATCACCATTCGTAAATCCGTTTTTCCCCTGACCAAATTTATCTTTTTGCGCGGTGGGCGTATCAATTCTGTGCATTCTCTTTTCCTTCCGGATAAGCAAAAACAACAACCGTATGCGATGGACAAAGCTTATCAATCACACATTCAGCAACAGTATCGCCCCACGTTCTGATCGCAGAATCGCAGGTGCTTGTACAGGTCTGCCAGCTGATGTTCGCATCGGCCGGAATATTCACACGCCAGTAGTAACGCCAGAATTTCCCCCATTCAGGATCGGGTGTGCTGTCGAGATTCTGAAACTGCTCAATGGTGGCATCGGTATACCCCAGGGCATCAAGCTGTTCCCGATAAAACCTCTCGTTTATACCACCGACAACATTCGCCTTTGCATCCAGCCGTTGCTGGCGCTGCTGTAATGTCTGCACACCTTCCGGTGCACAGGAGTCAGGCAGGCCATACAGCTGTTCATAACGGTCTATGAGCTCCGTAGTTCTGGCCGGGTCAATTTCAGCCATCAGTTCATCCGCTCTCTGATGTACCCGGTTCAGCGACGGCGCCAGCCCTTCAATCAGTGAATTTTCTCCGTCCCAGGCAGGTCCTTCCGGCAGAAGGTGATAAAGTAACTGCGTATATTCGTCCTGCAACGCCATAGTTATCCGTTCTCCCCGGTATAGGTGGCCCAGGTTATATTCCCCAGGACAGGCAGTTCAGTTTTTCCCAGTACCACATCTGCCGCCGGTACACGCAGCTGATGTGCCACTTCCCCGGTCGCCAGACTTATCGCCTCGCTGATTCGCGAAACATAAATTTTTCCGGACGGCACGCCATCACGCAGCATCAGCGCATTTAGCTCCGCAATAATGGCTGTACGAATTTCCGGGGTATCTTTGGCCAGTGCGATTGTTACCGGAATGCTTTTTTCAGTGGCAGCGAAGACAAAGAGTCCGCCGCCAGCGACAGGTGCCAGCGGCAAAATATGGTCACGTACAGCCTTAACGAGATCGTCTCCAGGCGCCGGATTAACCGGGTTACTGGTAGCCACCATCACACCAACGGTGCCGGTACCCTTATAATGACGGAATGTCCACGCACGGGTTATACCCGCAATTTCCTTTGCCCAGATGACGTAATCAGGATCAGCTCCCCCCTGTGGTATCCAGTAATAGCGCTCCATGACGCGCGCGCGCCACGTTTCAAGCTCCTCTGTATCATCTCCCCCGATCAGAGTGTCAGCGTAACCTGTAGAAGGAATACCAGTAATCGGCGTGCCAAGACGTAACGCTGTACCATCGTCAGTATTACCGGCAGTTCCCGCCACATCAGCAATAACCGGCACACGTAACAGGCCGCCGGAAGCTTTCACAGTCTGCAGGATCGTGAATGTAACCTGATCATCACGCTGGATCTGCGTACCTGCGGGCAGCGTTGGCGTCCCGCTTATTCCATCCCAGCGCACATAGCCCGCCGCGGCCACGGCATCCTTTCGGGGGCAACGCTTAATCCTGGCGTGACGGTAAAGCCAGTCCTCATCACACATATCAGGCAGCATATTCCGGGCCAGATAATCGATATAGCCGTAGAGGGTATGAACGGCAGCGGCCTGCACACGCGAGTACACTTCTGCATCCATCCTGCGTAAGAGCACATCCTCCTGGAAGCGCGTCAGCAAATCGCTGCGGATGGTGGCTATCAGTTGCGGGAGTTCAGGCCGTGCAAATTGACTGTCAGCCATCGAGTTCACTCCAGATGTCATCAAAGGTAATGTTGTGAATGGTGCCGTCACGCTGGTAGATGGTTATTCCGGCCGCCAGCATATCGATCCCGGTACGTTCTGCGGTTACGTCAACCCGTGCCGCCACGCCATCGTCTGTCATCCACGCCAGCGCCTGCTGCATGTATTCGCGGGCGTCCTGTGGCGTTTTATTGGTGAGTTTACGGCGTTTCAGCAGGTAGAGGCGGGAACCGATGCGGTCATTCTGAACAGCAGGCCAGGTGTCCCCCCACCAGCCGTATGGCTGCGGGGTCCTGTCATCCCGCTCCGCCCGGCGCCAGGTAAAAAGAGAAATCACCACTGCCCGCGTCAGAAGGTCGAGCGAAGCCGTGGCATCCTTACGGATTCCATTAACATAAAGGATCATGGTGTCAGCTCATGGACTGGCCAGGCTTATCGGTTATACCGCCGCCATCGCCATTTTCTTTGTGGGTATGACCGTTATAGGTCGTGCGCATTTCAGCCATCGTTTTTCCACTGCTGTCACAGTTGTCCCTGATATCGCCAGTGGATTCGATCGGCATTTCAAAACGGGCTTTAGTGGCATTCGTGAAAATAACCGGCTTTCCGCCGCCATTTACCACTATTCCGGCGCGGGTTAATGTGACCGACTGCCCCTGATCGTCATATAACGCGACTTCCCCGCGCGCCAGCCCTTTCAGTCTGAAGCGGCGGTCAGCCACAACCACAGCCACTCCGTGCGAACGATCACCGACGGGAAACAATACCACCGCTTCTGCGCCATTCTGTGCTGCAGAGGTGAAACCGTAAGGTTCAAGATGCTCCACATTTTCCTTTTTTTCACCGGCAATAAGTTTCAGTCCGGCAGTCTGGCATTTTCTGACGGTATCAATCGCGGTAATGACTGCGCGCGTTATCATGTTCTGAAGAGGATGGTTAGCCATCAGAAATCCGCCTCCTCACTGACTTTTTTCTTCGCTTTCGGCCTGAATGGTTCAGGAAGATAAGCATCCGCAGGCCCCACCCGGATTTCGGTCAGGGTGCCGTTATTGTCCTGGCTGTACGTCACTTCGGCGATCACCAGCGTTTCATTGTCAAAACCGTTCAGCGGGTCATACACCACCACGGCCTGATTCGGTTTCCACAATTCTCCATTCCCCTGTCTCCATCCCTGTACGGTATAGGTGGTTTCCAGCGTTTTCGCCGCACGCTGACGGGCTCCAAATTCACAGCGTGATTTGCAGCTGTCAGTTGTGGCAGTTCCTGACCGCTGAATGGTGTGGGGACGATACCGCGTGACGCCTGCATCACCAGTACTCTGCCGGATAGCAGCAATGGTTGCCTCGCCGAAATCGTCATCAGTACCAGGACGCTGCCCCGTAACCAGATAACTGGAGAAACGCTCACGAACACTACGCTCGGTATCACAGGAAAGAATATTTTCGCCAAGTACCAGTGCCGTGGCTGCTTTCATACTGCCCGGCCTGCCGAGAACCAGCCGTCCCCGTTCGTCGTCATATGCCAGCGCCTGAGCCTGTCCAAGCAGCCTGTTCAGACAGTCCACAACCGTTTCACCATGTTCCGGCTGAGCCTCAATAACGGCGGCTGCCGGCGCGCCTGCATCAACAACGTCCACACCGAATGGCCGGGCCAGTGCGCTGGCGATCAGGAATAAATTTTTCCCGTTATGCTGTGCAGGCGATGCAGAACAGTCGATAAGATCTGCCGTTTTGCTGCGCCCGACAATGCCCGTCATAATGGTCTGCGCATCATAACGTAGCGGCAACGCCTCAACCCAGCCGGTAATGACTAAATCATCGCCAATAAGTACCTCAACAGAGTCACCATTTTTTACTGGCGGTACGTCTTCTCCACCAGGCCACTGCCGGGTGATCGAGACATTAAAGTCCCGGGCAATACGATCAATGCCTGCACTTATCCGTACCGACGTCCATCCTCCCCAGTCACGCCCGTTGACGCGTAAAAAAACCGTATTATTCATCGTACCGGAACCCTCAGCGGCTCTACCGGGACAAATCCCGGATGGGGAACGGGATTACGCGTGAGGATGTCAGATTCCCGCCCGGCGTCGTCATACCAGGCTGCAGCCAGTACCAGTGCAGGCAGAACATCATCAGGCGTTCGCAATGCAGTACGCTCAACCTGTGCCAGTCGTGCAGAAATATCGCGATTGAGATCCGTCCGCATAACGGAAATTTGCTGGAAAAGTACATCATCCCGGATACGCAACTGCTCCTGGTCAATCGCAGCATTGAGCGCGGTCCGGATAGCTTTCAGATCTTCATAATTCGGTGGAAAGCTGCCATTACTGACTGTCTGTACACCATCCAGAGCCGGGTGCATGACAGTGATAATGTCTGAGTCACGGCCTGTTCCTGCAGGCTGATTTACGCCCCGGACACCAGGTACATCACGCGGCTGTGCCAGTGTTGTCACGGCGTGGACGGCTGTGCTGATGGCTGTTGTCCTGATGGCGGCTGCGATCATATTGCGTTGCATTTTCTGTTTCGCAGCAGATCCGGAGTCAGTGGGCCAGGTGCCACGGGGGGAAAGACCGGGATCAAGGGTGATACCTGACATCGTTTTTATCATCGTGACCAGATCCGATGTACTGCCTCTGGGCCTGTCACCTGAGCGCCAGGCTTTTTGCAGTGCGTTAACGAAATCACTTGCGGCGCTCGGTGGCATCAGAATGACAGACAAATCCCCCTGTAACAGCCGCATTGCTGCAGACACGCCGGAGTCAACCATCCTGAAAGCATCGGCAACATCGCCCAGCATGGAGGCAGCATCGGCAATGACATCGTTCTGGATAAAATCAGAAATACCTGACAACGAGAATGTGGAAAACATACTGTCAATCGCATCGTCGAAAAGCCCGCCTGATGTTTCCAGGCGCTTCGCCGTTGCCATTCCTGCCACCGGAAAAGAAAGTTCACCACTTTCCACAAACTGAAAGGAGACACGACACATGCGCCCTTCTGTACTGCTGTGAGTGATCCTGACCTGTCCGTCAATGCTGCCCTGCATTTCGCCATACTGCGGATGGACCAGCGTACCAGGGCCTGCGGTTTCAATGGCACCAATAAGACGATCCCGCCGGTCTGCGTAATCATCACCGACAAGATAAGCATTTATCGTCAGGCGGCGCGTGGCGCGACCTAAATCCTCCGTCCAGGGCTTATCCCTGTTCGGATATTCATGTACCTGTACGCGGCGTCCAAAGGTGCTTTCATCATCTTCAACGGAGAAAGGTACTCCACGAAATGATGCATCACGCAGGCGCCCGCGCCAGCCAGTTGAGGAGAAAAAAGCCATATTTACCCCATAAGAAAACCTGCCGGAGCAGGTTTATCGTGATGTACGAAAGGGTGAGTAACCCACATCATGGCTGATGTTCATCAATGGATTACCGGATTTCGGTATATCAGTCACACGCATACCTTGTGGTGCATTCTCAAATGTCACTTTGAGTTCACTGCGCTGTGTTGATGTCGGTACAGCTCGCTCGAGTACGCCAGAACGACTGGTCAGTGGCACATAAGGCTGATAACGCCCCTGCGGAATCGGGGGGGCCATGCCAAGAAGCTCTTTGAGTCTGGGAATAAAACCGTTATATCCCCTTTCACGCTCCTTCGTTTGCAGCTTCTGTACAGCAAATGTGCCAGCATCCATACCCGCATCCTTCGCGCCCTGCTCCAGATCCTTAAGCTCTTTAAAGAGTGACACCGCCACGCCAATTGTCAGCGTCATGGCCCCCATCCGACCAATTTTACCCAGCAGACCCGAAAGCTGTCCGGCCAGCAGGACGGACTGCTGCAGGGCACCAATGGTTCTGACGGTAAAAGAACCAGCCATAACCAGACCAACCCCTTCAATCACCGTCTCCCATCCGCCCATCTCCTGCGCAACGTTATCGACCTCCTGCCATACCGCCTTAATCACCGGAGCAACATCGTCCCAGTTCTCAATGATCAGCATAGCGCCGGCCACCAGCGCCGCAATGGCGACTTTCGCCGGAGAGAGATTAATGACACTGTTCAGGATTTTGACAGCCCGGGACAGGCTGCCGATGGATACGCCAACAACCAGCAGCGCCGCGCCGAACTTCGCCGCAGACTGAACCAGTTCAGGGTTCGCGCGAACGAATGTCCGGAGCTGCTCCAGGTAAGGCATGACCGCTTCTGCGGCTTCGTTAATGGCGGGCAGAAAAGTATCACCCAGCGTCACTGAAATCGCATTGGCGCTGTTTTTCAGCAGAACCAGCTGGTTTTCTGTTGTGGCTGCGCGTGATGCATATTCCTTCTGCATCGAGCCGCCATACTCCTGGGAATCCGCAACACGATTAAAATTGGTGCGCAGTAAATCAAGATTAGTCAGCAGTGGCGCTATCGCCCCTAAAGACTCTTTCCCGAACAGGGCATTCATGACGGATGCCTGTTTTGCTTTCGGCACCTTCGCCAGTGAGTCCAGCACTTTCAGCATCGCCGCGCGCGAATCCTTCTGCATATCTGCGGCCAGTTGCGCCGGATTCAGTTTCAGAAAGGCCATTGCCCGCTTCTGCGACTTCGTTGCCGATTTGCCCGCCGTAAGGGACAGCATAAAGTTTTTAATGCCGGTGGAGGCTATCTCCGATTCAACCCCAATCCCGGCAATGGTAGCGCCCATCGCGGCAATTTCGCCGGATGCCACCCCGGCAACACCGCCAAGCGGACCAATCCGCGTCACGATATCGGAAATTTTCTTCGCATTTGCCGGGCCGGTATTCCCCAGATAGTTGATTTTATCGGCCAGGACAACCACGTCTTCCTGCGTCAGTTTGAACGCTGTCCGCCACTGCGCCATCATCTGACCGGACTCTTCGGCAGTGGTATCAAACGCCACACCCATTTTCACTGCGTCGCTGGCAAACTGCATCAGGTCACTGCGCGCAATCCCAGCCTGTCCGCCTGCCGCCACAATTTCGGCAATCCCTTCCGCCGCCATCGGTAACTGTGTGGACAGCGCCAGGATATCGTCACTCATCTGCGCGAATGCTTTTTTATCATCCACACGTAACTGATTGACATAATCAGGCGGAAACAGCACATCCAGGCGGTTCGAATCGTTCGCGTTACGCTCAACTATCAGATGTTGCTGGAACAGATCGAAGTTTTCCACGATGCCTTCCCGCTCCAGCTGGCGATATGTTGATCCCAGCTCACCACGGATAACGGCAGGCGTGACAATGGCCTGACCAGACCCGAAACGCGTACCATCATTAGCAAGTTTATGGCGCCCGTATTTACTGGTAATAACAGATTTCAGACGGCGCAACACATAAGCACTGGTATGCAGCGTCTCGCTGTCAAGATAGCTGTTATCCGCCACACCATACGCATTTTTCCTGTACGTCGTGATATCCCGCTGAATACGCAGCACGCCGCTTTCCACATACGCCGTTGCCACACCGTGGGAAAGTAACGTCTGCTGTTCAGTCGTCGTGAAGCGTTTGCCTTTCGGTGCCGGCAGCATGTCCACCAGTTCCCCGGTCTGGGTCGGGCGCGCCGGATCGTTACGGATAAAAACCGCAGCACGGGCAGTACGGCTTGCAGCCAGTTCATCAGCGGGCGTCTGTGTGTCTTTCTCATAGCCCGCCAGGGTGATGTGCTGCAGGTTAAACTGGTCACCCGCGGCCACAAGCTCCGACAGAGTCCCCGTCTTCGCCGTATAAACGTGACCATACAACTGCCGGACATAACTCCAGCGGCCGCCGGAATCATTCATTTCAGTTGCCATCGTGTTCACCGATGCCGTGTCGTTAAACGGAAGGCCGATATAATCGAACGGCTCATCTCCCATCGCTGCCACCGCGTCGTTAAGAGCAGGCGCACCAGCCCCCTTCACACCGCTGGCAACCGTAATATTCACCCCCGCCGGTAACACCTCCCCACCGCCAAAGCCGTGATAATTGAGAGTGACCGGGATTTCATTTCCATATAACCCCTTGTGGCGCGCAGTCAGTGTCACCACCCCCGCTTCTGATGTTGCCGTAAAGGGAAGATCATGGTTTGCATTGACCGCATCCTTAATGCTCACAGCCACCGCCGCAGCGTCATCACCGCTGGTCACGGGAGCCTGAACGCGGGTTCGGCCGGTATAGACATTCACCGTTCCGGTTTCCGTCGCTTCGCCAGTTACCGTCAAAGCGACGGTTGCTGCCGCGCCTGTGGATTCAGGTACGGCAATAACATACAGTTCGCCAAATGGATCGGTCTTACGGTATGCCCCGACCATACGGGCCAGCTGGCTTCCGGCACCGCAAATCTGACGGGCATAATCAACCGATGACACCAGAACAAGACTGTTGACGGCAATTGACGCATCATTGCTGGCGTGACCAATCAGCAGTGATGCCCCGCTGTCCCGGGCGGTATTTGCCGCCGAGTTATCCATCTCGGCATAAAACAGCGGAACCCGCGTATCTGACGGAATGGAATTAAAACTAATCGCCATTTGTTTTCACCTTTTTATTCGTGCGCCGGACATCACCAGCGGCCTCGCGGCGCAGCCAGTAGTTATTCTCATCAACATTTCGACCTCCTTCAGGTAAAAGGTCGCCTCGGGCCGGATCCGGAACAGATCGCCCTTTTGCGGGTTTCACAAACATGGTTTATTCCTGAAATGTAATTTCGGTGTGGTGCTCGATGTCGCCATCTGGCCCGGTACCGGGTTCGATAAAATCAACATTAATACTGAGCGTTTTAAGGTCGGGCAGGCCGTCCAGATCATCCTGCTGGCGGGTGTCTGTTTCGGTAATTTCATACTTCACCGTGAAGTCGAACTGGTAATACAGTTCGTGGCGGTTCAGATCGAGAAGCATCCCACCCGCATACTGAATTTCATGCGCCTGCGGATCCGGCTCCCACCCCAGCAGCGCCTTCCAGATTTCCTGCCTGACGTCGTGGACTGCGTCGTAAGAAGCCCACTGCCCTTTTTCATCCCGTTCGTTGCTGAGTACCACGATGACGGAAAAACCCTCCGTCAAATCCTGCCAGTAGTCGGTCTGCGATTTCTGCTCGCCGGTGACATCTTCAGATGGAACGACATACGCTGCTGGCAGCCTGAGCTTTCCAGCTTCCGGGATTGCCTTGAACTGCGCGGCACCGCCAACACGGTTTTCAAACAACGGACATCGGGCGCGAAGCGCCGCAATAATCGGGGTTAGTTTCATTTTTTCTTCCTGCGTTGAGGTCGGAGGGATTTACGCAGCTCGCGGTAGAGCACGTAACGTGTCCAGCTGCGGCGTTTATCCAGCACTTCCGTCATGTAGTTGTTACGCGGTGCCACCCGCCAGCCGCTGCCACCCGATGCGCCGCGATGGTGCCCTTTCTTACGCTTCGCCCCACGGCGAACACCGTAAAACAGGAATGCAGGGTAAAAGGCGCCGTTGATATGGCGATTTCCCTCCCCGTTCTTCTGGTTTGGTGCAATCTTCACCATGAGCCCAGGACGATTTTTTGAAGCACGGGGCACGTAATAGCCGATAGACCGCGCCAACTGGCCGGTCCGGTACGATGGGTTTTCACCAGGCTTTGAGCGACCACGTTTCATGACCAGTCGCCGCGCATCGCGCATGTGAACCTGACCGAGTTTGACGAACGCCCGTCGCATCCTCGCCCGGTTAAACACCAGTTCTTCAGGCTGTTCGAAATCAACGTGTAAAAATGCTTTCTGCGGCATAGTCACTCCCGTTATCGGTACCCAGCTCTTCGCACTCGAGCAACAGGAAACGGCGTTTACTGTTCAGATCCCGGACGCGTTTGACCCGATAAGAAATATCATCGTGAACCACTTCATGATCGGCGGTAATGCCGCGGCGAAAACGGATGGTGAAATAATGCGTCACCTTATTTTCAACCTGCACAGACCCCTGATAGGCCGCCGCTCCGGGCTGGGCCATCTTCGCCCAGGTGCAGATCTCCTCCGTATACGATGGGGACACGCCAAAATCATCATTCGGCTCATCCACACGCAGGCGAATCGCTATCCGTTTATCCAGCTCGCCGGGGTCAGGCAATATGTAAGTTGCGCTGGTCTGCGCCTGACGAATTTTCATTGTGGAAAGTACCTGTATGGACCGACAAGCCAGCCAAAGCTCTGTGGCATGTCGAGTTTTTCCACTTCCGTGACGGAAGATCGGTTTTCGTAGAAATGACTGATAAGCATCAACATCCCCAGACGGATATCATCCTGCAGGAGCAGTCCGTCAGGATCGCTGTCCGGAATGGTTTCATCCGGCGCATAGAGCTTCCGGTTCAGATACGTTTCCGTCCGCTTTTGCGCCGCACAGGCCAGCAGTTGCAGATGGCGGTCATCAGTATCGAAATCCTCATCCAGCCGGAGTTGGGCTTTAATCTCTTCCATTGTCAGAAGCATACTCAGCCCTCTTTACTGGTCGTGGCTTTTTTCTCTTTTGTCGCTTTACTGCTTTTTGCACTGGTTCCGCGCTCTGCTAACCCGGCCTGAAGTGCAATCTCCTGCACCCGGGCAGGAAGCGCCCCGTCGTCATACTCACCGGCCCGAATGACCTCAACGCGCATACCGTCCGGTGACCATTTCAGATCTTGTTTCAGGATCATGATTCTTCACCCGTCAGAACAGGGGGCGCAGTTCAGCGCCCCTGAGTGATTACGCCGCAGCAATCTTCAGCAGTTTGATGGCCTGCGAGTCGACCAGCATACCCCCGGTGCGCTTGGTGGTATAAAAACCGACAAACGGTTTGTTGGTGTACGGGTCGCGCAGGATGCGGGTGCCGATACGGTCAACGATGGTGTAACCCCGTTTGAAGTTACCAAACGCAATGGCTTTCGCATCGGCGGCGATATCCGGCATCTGTTCGTTTTCAGCGATACCGTAACCCGCCAGTGAGGATGGCTGTCCCAGCTCCAGCCCCGGACGCCACAGATAGTTACCCTCGGTATCTTTCAGCAGACGGATGGCAAACAGGCTGTTGTTGTTCATCATGAACTTCGCGCCGGTACGATGCGCCTTACGCAGCGTGTAAATCAGCTTAATGATGGCATCAGCGGTCACCGCGGTCGCTTCACCGGATACGATGTGCTGAAGTTTACCGAACGCACGTGCCTTATCGGACTCATCGGTGGACTCATAGGCCAGGAACCCTTTCGGCTTCTTGGTGCCGTCACCAGTGGTAAAGGCAATTTCCTCCTGTTCGGCAAATTCGGTCGCCAGTTCACTGTTGATCCAGGCCTCCACGTTGAAGAAGGCATCATCCAGCATTTTCTGGGTGGCCTGCGGGTTGCCGTAGATTTCCCCCATGAAAGGCTCAATCAGTCCCAGCCTGGAAGTAGCGGTCTGGGGACGCGTGTCAGTTTCGCCCACCCATCCGGAAGCCGTACCACCCAGATTCACCAGTTTTTTATAGTCTGAACCGCCCACGGTGATCACCGTGGCCTCCTGGCGCATCACCACCTCATCTTTCAGCAGGCTGAGAATGCTGCGATCCAGCTCTTCCGGCACGGCATAACCACCATCTTCATCAGTGCCCACCTGCAACGCCTTACGTTCCAGATCGCGCAGACCGTCTTCGCGGCCTTTACGCAGAAAGCCGACGAAAGCGTCTTTATGTTCTGTAGCCACCTTGTTTTGCGCTCCACCCGCCGGACGCTTCAACTCAAGCAACTCTTTTTCGAGATCGCTTTTCAGGCTCTCCAGTTCGCTGAGTTTTCCGTTCAGGGTTTCCACCTGCCCGGCCAGCTTGCCTTTTTCCTGCTCAATCGCATCAACGCGCTTGTCATTCTTCGCTTTAAAGTCGTCAAACTTCTGCTGCAGATCCTGCGCGACCTGTTCCACATCTTTGATATCAACCGCCATCGTATTTCTCCTGATTAGAAGTTCAGATTTTTCAGTACATTCAGTGCAGAGCCCACATCCTCAGCGTCGCGCAGGGACAGTGCGCCATAGCCCCCGGCCATGAATGCTTTGGCCTGGGTACGGGAGAGACCGACATCACGCAGGACTCTTTCAATCTTTTTCTGTTCGGGAATTTTCCCGCGGGCCAGTGCGTTCTTGACGTCGCTGATACGCGCCTCGTCGTTGGACGGGAATGTCACCAGACTGACTTCCCAGAGGTCGATCTCTTTCAGCAGAAAGACTTCTTTGGTCCTGTCGTATTCCCAGTCTTTCAGTACATACCCAATAGAAAGGCCGGTTAACGAACCGGCCTTCATATGTGCGTGTGCGCGTTTTGCCAGGGGATCGTCATCGATGAGTAACCGCCCCCTGACGAACAGACCGACATCGTCTTCCTTCATTTCGGTATAAACACCGACTGGCTCATCCATGCGGTGCTGCCAGAGCAGCGCAGGCAACGCTTTTCTGTCACTCCACTCCCGCAGGGAAGCGGCAAACGCCCCGGACACCACCACATCATCGTGGCTGTCCCTGACGCCAAAGACGGAGCCATACCCTTCAAACTCGCCGGAGTCACTGACAGATTTCAGACTCAGCGGCACATCAAGACGTTGTTTCGTCTGCATTGGCGTTATCCTTCTGCTTACCGGCTTTACTGCCATCGGAGGGTTTCGTGGTCATGTTCATCGGTGTGAGATAGACATCACCACCGGGACGCGGATTCATATCTTCCAGGTCGCGGCAGTCATTGGGAGAATAAATTCCCCAGTTAATCCCGGTGGCGTAGGCTTCAAAACGGGACTTCATATCCCCGCGCAGTAACGCCCCGGCGTTAAATTTGGCGTAATAAACGCCCTGCTTACTTTTTCGTACCAGTCCGGTGTTGATCCGCTGTTCGATGCGGGTCAGATATGGCACCAGTGAATAGTTGATAAATCCGAGCCCCAGCTCTTCGATATTGTTGAAGGTGGCGCGATCGGTGTTCTGCACCATGTGCAATGGCACCCGGAACAGACGACAGATTTCTTCAAGCTGAAACTTGCGGGTTTCCAGGAACTGGCTGTCCTCGGCGTTCAGCGCCATCGACTTCCAGTCCAGCCCCATCTCAAGGATCATCGGGCGGTGAGCATTACCAAGCCCGGTGTGACGCTCCTCAAAATCTTTCTTCAGGCGCTCATAAGCCTGATCCGACAGCGTCTGCTCTGTACGCAACACACCCGACGTCACCGCGCCATTGCTGAACAGTCTGGCCCCGTGCTCTTCGGTCGCTGCCGCCAGCGATATTGCCTCACGGGCATAGGCGATGGGATTCAGCCCCACCAGTCCGTCCAGCGTCAGCGTGCGCACATGCCAGATATCCTCCTGGCTCAGTACATCCGTGGAGCCATCCGGGAATGTGACCTGATAGACCGGCTCCCAGCTACTGTTAAGCTTCGGCACCACACAACCGGGATCGACGGGCAGCAGTTCAGCCACTTCGCCAAATGCTTTCACTTTGTAGGCATAAAAGTTGCCCCGCAGGCACAGACAGGTGACCACCAGCTCCCAGAACTCCTGCGGCGTCATATAGCCATTGGGATGCGTGGAGATCAGCTTATGCAGACGTTCGCCAGTGGCTCTCTGTTTCAGGCTGCCGTTCAGGTGATACAGGTTGCAGGGCAACATCCCGACCGACTCTGCCAGCACTCTGACGCAGGAAAAAACCGCCGTCAGTCGCATGGCCCGCTGACTGCTGATCTGCTTTCCGGTATAGGTGTCGTATGACAGCCCGATAGCATCCGCCAGCTCTGCTGGCGTGGTCACCGGCGCGTCACTTTTTCGTTGAAATAATCCCGAAAAGAACACTATTTACCTCCGCCGACAGACTGCTGTGTACGGTCGAGATATCGCGCCACCAGCCACGACCAGAACATGCACAGCGCCCCGGCAACAACAAAACCCGCCGGGGGATAAATCAGCCAGGCACCATACGCCAGCAAAAGCGCACCCAGCACGCCCACCAGAGGCACGAGAATCAGCATGATCATAATTACCTCAGTTAAAGCGAGCGGATCCCGTAGGACTCAATGTGGTCAGACAGCGTGTCTTCTTTCTCGTACAGCATGGCTCTGCCAACCGCCATAATCAGTGCAACTGCACCATCGATTTTATTTTCCGCCTGCTCCTTAATAGGCTTCACCACGTCATCGTTACCCGGAATGGTTTTGCCGACCACGTTGCCGATACATCAGGTCATGATGGGATTGCCGTCATGATGAAAGCGCCCCGATTCAATCGCCGCTTCCAGTTCTTTCATCGGATCGGACATGTTGGTGTAATTCTGGATGATAGTGACGGGATTCAGGTTTTCATCAGCGAGATCATGTGAAAGCCCGGTGGCACCAAATGGATCAATGGGGGATTCGCTGACCGGGTTCAGTTTGTTCGCAGCTTTGGCCTCTTCAAGGATGTAGCGGTAATCCACCTCCGCACCATCAGTTACTGTCAAAAAGCCCATTTCAACCCATTTCTGAAAACGTTCCGCAGTACGGCGATCCTCATTTTTCTCAACACTGTAGACCGTGTCATACGGCACCCAGAAACGTGGCGCCACACTGTAAAAATGCGTTTTCCCGTCTATTTCACGGGTAAATAACCTCGCCATGCTGTTCATGTCCAGCTTACGAGCCAGATCGAACGCCAGTACGCAGGGTTGACCCTCAAACAGTTCCAGCGTCAGCGTCTTATCCTCACAGTTTTGCCAGGAAACCAGATTAAAGAATGCTGTGCGGGCGGCAACCCATACATTGAGATGCTTCGTTTTGAACACACCCGCATGGCGGGCATTGTTAATAGCACGCTGTTGCTGACTGAGAAGGAAGTCACGGTATACTGACACCCCAATGTTCGGGTTTGCTTTCTCCAGCACTTTTGGATCTGTCCAGTCATCCCCTTCATCAACCGTGTAAATCACGCCAAAAAGTTCGTTGTTCGGCACCGATCCGTTCAGCATCTCAATCACTTCGCGTCGCTTGTCGTAACACGGCCCCTCGATGTTGTAGCCCGCCGTGGTTATTGCCCACATCAGCGGCTGTCGGCGCGCGCCCATACCTGTAAGCATTGTTGTGTAGAGCGCATCCGTAGGGTGTTCGTGGTATTCGTCAACTATTGCGCAGTGCGGTGATGCCCCGTCCCCGGGGTTGCCGATCAACGGCTCGAAGCGGGCACCATCCTCCGGACGGTTCAGGTTTGAGGCATTCACCTCTATACCGAATGCCTCCACCAGTAGTGGTGTGCGCTTACACATCAGACGCGCGGGACGAAATACCTCCCACGCCTGTTTTTCAGTCGTGGCGCCGGAGTATACTTCCGCACCGAATTCGTTATCACAGGTGAAACAGTAGAGAGCTACACCAGCTGAAATAGCCGATTTCCCGTTCTTACGTGGTATCTCTGTGTAGACCTCACGAAAACGACGAAGCTTTGTTCCCTTCTGTACCCAGCCAAAGGCACAGCACACGATGAAAAGTTGCCACGGCTCCAGGGTAATCGGCATACGTTTGAACGCCCATTCACCTTTTGTATGTGGAAGTAACTGAATAAACTTTGCAGCTTTCTCAGCCATGTCTTTATCAAAGCAGTACCGAAACCTTTTACTCTTCTCCGCCGCCATATCATCAATGTGACGCTGGCAGGCCTGAATGACATACTGACATGCCGTGATTTTTCCCCGCACAACGTTGCGGGCATACTGATTAGCGGCGTTAACGTTGGGATATGATTTCCGGCTCATGAGTTGATCATCTTCAGGAATGGGTTAGATGTTTTCTTCTGTCCGGCCAGACCAATAAGGCGCTGTCGACTACTGGGGTCAAGGCCCAGCATAGAACCAGTAGAACTCATCTCCGATTCCTGTTCTTTCTTGGCAGTAAGTTCAGGGTTCTTTATTTTCCCCCCCATAGCGCCAGTTATGGTGTTACCTTCTTTTGCGATATTTTTTACTGCTCTCCGCCAGAACTCGTAGGCGACACACCAGCGCTCCAGTACACCCAAATCCGTAACACACAGCAGTCCCTGACCACACAATTCTTTGGTGGTCAGTTCCCACATAACTGATGCCAGAGGCATATCTTCTTCGTTAAACCAGTCCGGAGGAGAAACCCCATTTATTGGTGTGAATACTGGTTCTTCTTTATTCAGGGCTCGCTTTCCGGGGTTCCCGGCCAGCTCCTTGCGCGCCGTAGGCTTGGGGCGACGCCCGGAACGCCCCGCCGTTCCAGCCATATGCGGCACTCCTGGTTAAATTTCATTTTTCGCGGGTATAAAAATTCGAGGGGGCGGGCAGTCCGGTAGGATGCGAGCTACAGGGATTTCCCCTCCCCCTCCACCTGGTGGATTAAGATGATAATTATTCTCACTTAATACGTTCACGGGCCGTCTTCGCTTTATGGCAGGGCCAGCACAGACTCTGCAGATTGCTGTCAGCATCGGTACCGCCATGCGCTTTGGGGATGATGTGGTCAACGGTTTTCGCCTCACGCACCACACCAGCACGCAGACACAACTGACACAGTCCTTTGTCACGCTTCAGGACACGCACGCGGATAACGTCCCACTTCGAACCGTAGCCGCGCTGATGACGGGATTGTCCTGGCTTGTATTGCTTCCAGCCCTCGCTTTTGTGACTTTCACAATATCCGGATGGATCTGTTGTTGTACTGCGACAGCCGCGAACACGGCAGGCTTTAGGTGTTCGTGGTGGCATATAAACTCCAGTAAAAAGCCCCGCAAGTGCGAGGCTAATAATTTGTTTAAATTCTCAGTGTCAGTCTAACTTAATGAGTTTTACAGGCTTCTCACCGGCTTCGGCACACCAGTTGTTATATTCGTGCACGGCTCTCATCAATTCACTATCATAGTGACCGACCTTCTCTACAAGGTCGGTAAGAGATTGTGGGTCAAACTCAACGATTTCTGGTGGGACGCGATTAATATTCCCTTTCTGATGAAGGGAATAAACGGATGATCGTAAATCCCCTATAGCTTTCATCCGCTCAGCATGAAGCGCTTTTATTTTTTCGTTGAGTATTTTGCAGCGCCCAATTGCTTCGTAGTTTAGTTCAGACATTCCGGCCTCCTGTTTTCAGGGGTTACATTTTAACCGATAGCTACAGCATTATCACAGGTGCTCAAAAGTAGACTCACTACAGGCCTTTCGACAATTTAAACTGAAGCCTCTTTCTCATCCCCTGATAAGGCTTATCTCTTTCAAAACGCCACTTCGACATTGCTGAAATAACAGACGAATCGAAGAGGTGTTGTGGTTCAGATTTCACAATCCAGATTTTCGAAACCTTCCCGTCGCTTCCGACATCGTATTTTACCTCCACAAAGCCTTCGATCCTGTTTGCCACAGCATAATATGGGTACGCTGGGTATGCAGAAGTCAGCAGTCTGGGTTGATTATTGTTCACACGACCACTGCATCCCATCAGAAAGAAACAGAGGAAAAATACGCAAACAAATCCTTTTTTCACAGTTAGTCCTCAATTGATAATAATTATCAATACTAACAGAACTCAACGTGCCATGTTGCTTGGAATAAACTATTAATCGTTTCATTTGGATAAATTCGGCCTGATTCAATATCTCCAATTTCATCAGAATTATTATTTATCTCCCCGATAGAGACCATCCATATTTGAGGTTCTCACCGACTCGTAAATACGCTCACACGTCATTCCTGCCTGGTAGCGGTCGTCAGCGATTGCAGCATATCGTTTAGCTTCTGCTGCAATATCTCCGAGCATGTCGGCAAGCATTCCGGCGGTGGCATCGGTTGTTTTGCTTCTGACGGCAGCGGCAAGATTTGCGGTGTGCTTTGCGGCGTCCAGGCGGGCGGCAAGCTTTGTTGCTTCGGTGCGCAACTGGCTAACAGTGGCAGACAGGCCAGCAACAGTGGCAGCAGATTTAGCGGCTTGCGCTTGTGCATCTTTCACAGCCTCATCACGGGCAATAATGCGGCCCTGTTCAATAATACGGGCGGCGATCTGGGCGTTGACTTCCTGAGAGGATTCAGCGCTGTCGCGATCTGCCCATTTTTTTTGCCATCCCCTGTCACTCCAGACGTTGCCGGCGATAAACGCGCCTGCCATCAGCAAAATAAACACCAGTTGCAACCAGTATCTTTTCAGAAGAGCAGGTAACAGATTCATACCAGCACCGCTTTTGCTTTCTCAAAGCGCTCTCGCCTGTCACCGATGCCGTTCTGCCCTCCGTTGATGATCTGCGTAACGCGTACCATGTCGCCGGAATATTTCAGACACCCTCTAGTCACAAAAAACCACGCTGCGGAACGGGCGGCATGACGATCCAGTTCAAGCTGTCCCGGATTCGCCACCAGATCCAGTTTCAGGGCAACGCCGCATCTGGTGTAATTCTCCAGCCCGGTAATCTGGATAAGCCCACGTCCGCGATACTTCCAGCCATCTCCGGCGTCTTTGTTACCCATGCGGCCACCGTAAACCAGATTGGCTATTTGTGGCTGGTGGGCAACCTGGCGACCATCAATACGCCCCAGCATTTCGCACTGATAAGTCGTCAGGCGTTTACCAAACGTCTTCTTCAGCCCTTCAACCGAGTAGTTAAAACTCTCGACCAGCGAGGTAAAACCAGCAGATTCATGCCCAACTTGTGCAATAAACATGGCCTGATCCAGTGGAGCAGTAATACCGAATTCGCTCATTGCCGCCGTAATATGTGGATACCAGCGCGCAGCCAGTTCGGCGCTGATACCAGCCGCCTACTGAAATTGTGACTTATTCATGATTAAACCTGAGGGGGATTGCCACCGCCAAAGCGGTTACTGAAATACGTTGAAATGATGGTGCTAATTTTCTTCACGCCGATAAATCCGATAGTGCCGCCAATGGCTATTGTCAGACTTTTCGGCACATCAAAGTAATCCAGCGCAGAAACCGCCGTCAGGGTCAGGGAACCACACAGTAACCCTTCAAACAGCGTTTCTTTCCAGCTGCTGCCGTTATAAACCATGCGGAAAAACGCAACAACGATTGCCATAACAACGCCGCCAATGGGTACGTCTCCCCGCCACCAGCTTTGAAAAAGTTCGATCCAACTGTCCCACGAATGGGGATCAAAGTGCATTTTCATGACCTCCCCCTGTCCGGGAGACTAATTACCCGGGTATCGGGTGAGTGGAAAAAGAAAAGGCTACCGAAGTAGCCTTGAGTTAAGTAATGAGTAGAGTAGGTGTTGCAGTGCCAGTCGCTACCTGGTGAGCCACTGAATGGCTATACAATGACTCGCATCACACATGATAAGCAGGTTAACCATTTATGCCCAGTGCTAACGGGATTCACCGCAACATCATTACCATAACATGATAATTTACATGGTTTACTAATTTAGGATTTATCTGTTTAACTTAACCATAAGAATCAGGCAAGGTTAGAAAACTGCACGATCCAGTCAATTGTGCGGTTCTCCTGCTAAAAGTGATGATGTACTCCTTGTTTATTTCAGGTTCAGTATTTACTGCCCGCCTCTTCCCTTGGGCGGGTTTTTTCTGCCTGAAATTTGCCCTGTAACGATGGGCCACCGCCGCCGCGTGACCAGCGGAACTACACAGGGTATATGGTATAAAAAACTGGAGCGGTCAGCGGGAATCGACCCCACATCATCAGCCAGGAAGGCTGAAGTAATAGCCATTATACGAGGGTCGTAAGTGGTGCCGACTACCGGAATCGAACTGGTGACCTACTGATTACAAGCCAGTTGCTCTACCTACTGAGCTAAGTCGGCATTGGTCCGCCACCGGGGCCTCGAACCTCGTACTACAACATTATGTTGCCGCTCTTCCCGATGAGCTAGTGGCGGTCTGATGGTCCTTGCTGGACTTGAACCAGCGACCGGGTGATTATGAGTCGCACGTTCTAACCAACTGAGCTAAAGGGCCGAGGATTGGAGCATACACAAGCGTAGCCACACAGCCAAGCATAAAACGATCTTTATCAATACGTTACATGTGTGATTAAATATTATGCTTCACTGTAACCATGTGGCATCTACTGTATGGCTGAAAATGATAATCCAGGAAAAATGATATGGCATGTTGCCTGTGATGAATCAGGTATAGATGGGCAGCGTTTTTATGGCTTTGGTAGCCTATGGATGAAATATCAACGCCGTGGTGATTTTGCAAAACTTATCCGGAATGTCCGTGAAAAACACGGATACTTCCAGGAAATAAAGTGGCAAAAAGCCAATTCCAAAAAATACCTTCCGTTTCATATAGATTTAATCGAGCTTTTTTTTAAGCATCAATGGCTCGCGTTTCATTGCATTGTTGTTGAGAAATCTATAGTGGATAAGAGTTTTCATAACGGCGACTATGATCTGGCCATGCGAAAGCATTTCACAAAACTAATGACAACTAAGATTTCAAACGTTTTGCGTGCTCACCCTGAGCGGGATTGCAGCTTTCGTGTTGAAGTGGACCCAATTGCCTCTCGATATAAGAAGGCTGATGAAGCATTCCATGTAATAGCCAATAATATGCTATTTATGCAGCATGGGATAAAAGATCTTATTACTTCAGTTGTCACCAAAGACTCTAAGTCATCTGAAAATATACAAATCTCAGACTTTTTCCTTGGAGCCATAATGAGCGCATATCAAGGCAAGATATCCTCTGAGGCAAAAGTAACTCTAGCTGAAAAGATCGCAGAGAATCTTGGGTGGGACACGCTGACCTATGATACATGGCCTACAGAAAGGAAATTTAATATCTGGTTTTTTTATGACAGAACTCGAGGATTTCGCGAAATCGAAACTAAACCTGTCAAATTGAAAAACCCATTGCCGGAAAGGAATGGCAGTAGGTGAGTGTCGACCTCTCAGCCGACATGGTTGGAGTCCCAGGCCTGAGCCGAAGTGACCAACTTGGCGGTTATTTTTTGGGAGCCGCCTCTTTATTCCCAAAATTGAACTTTTATTAAATCTACATGCTGAAAAGAAATGAGTCAACGAAAGTGAATAACAAAAACCCCGCCAGTCGGCAGGGTTCATAGTCAATTTCATTTTGATGCACGTATCCATGATTAGAAGCATACAGGACAATTTTATGCAAAGTCAACCTTATCATGCAAAAAAGTGTCGTTATTTGTTCCGATTAAATCAATAAGCTGTTGCCTTCTCAAATTCTGATGCGGCCTGACGCTCTCCTTTGTACAACACATCCACCAGCATTTCATAGAATGGTTTCCAGTTACGCGACCATGAGGACTGATGAAGATCCGGCAGACGTTTAAGGATAGCCCGGTGAACGGTCGCAGAAGACACCCTTGAATACCCCTCGCCACTACAACGTTCACAGGTTTTGAAGACTGGTGCGCCGCGTTCTTTTGTCGCAATGCGGTCGAGCACCTCACCTTTACCACCGCAACGGCACCGGGCGCTTATTGTTCCCTTACCGTCGCAAGCTTCACAGACAGCAGGCACTACCTCCGTTACCTCTGTCCACTGCTCCCAGTCTGACGGACGAACGGCACGGGAACGGCTGGCCCAGTATGGCGCTTTTCCCCACGGATAAGACACTTTGCGTGTTGTCTGCGTCCGGGTAATTCGTCCGCTGCCTTTACAGGTGTGACATGTCACAGTGGTGGCCGCCGAACAGGAATATTCAGCAAAGGCAAACAGAGCCAGTACCTGCATACACCATCCGAACTCACATCCGGCGGCCTTCCTGACGTTCTTCGGAGCCGTCTCCATCGCATGTCGCGCCAGCGCCTGAACCGCCAGTTGCTCATCGCTTTTGCTTATCCCTGTCTTGCCAAAGAAAGCAGCCAGGCCAAAACGCGCGCGGCTGCTGGTCGTACCGATTGCTACCATAACATCGGTCCCGGTAATCCGATCCGGAGAAGTGCCTTTTACGCTGTCGCTGATGAGCATCCCCTGAGGGCTGAAGTGTTTGAGAGCGGACTCAAGTTTCATTGTTCGCACTCCCCTACCAGGTTGAGGATAATGGCGTTTGTAACCTCGCCCAGGTCATTGAGTCTTTCGTTCTCCAGCACCCACCGGCAAACTTCCATTGCTTCTGTGCGTGTGACTGGCTTGATTGTTGTCAGCAATTTTTCGAGATAACGTTCACGGTCACAGACTGAATTATGATGCCCGGAGTAACCGAATTCATAACCGAGTTCTTTGCCGGCAGCATTGCGTGAGCTATAAAGCCAGTCCCAGTAAACGAATTCACGAACAACATCAGAGAGAGTATGTGGCTCTGGCAAAACGTCACGATAGCCATCAACATAATCACGACGCTGATCTTCAATTTCAAACATACGACCGCCGCCAATATAACCGGCTTCGAGTTCCTCTGGAGTCCATCCCCAGTCATAATCATCGATGAATTTCGCAGAGGACTTAATAAGTCGCTCAGCCTCTACGTCCTCCATCGCTACCTCATAGCTGCCGAACGTATCGCGAACATCAGCAGCTTGCTTGATGTTCTTACGCGCATTCTCAATAGCCCTGGCCGGGTTATCCAGGCCAATGGTACCGAAAGCTACCTGGAAAGGATCGCCGCCATTCGCCAGAAGATAACGGGAATACCGTTCCTCGGCCTCTTTTGGAGAGATTTTAATTTTCTCCAGCGCAGCTTCTGCAGCGTCCAGATGTGCCGGTTCATTCAGGCGAATAACCTCCAGTACCCACAGATAGGCATCAGTCTGTTTATGCCCGGTGATTCTCCGTTGCTCAGGCAGAGGTTTGATGTTTGCCAGGGCGGAGCTGTGCGCTGCCGTCGGGATGGTGAATAGTGCTTTATGTTCGTTGTTATCTGTACGCATTACGCAGCCGCCTTTTTCTTGTGGAAAACCAGCTCACGAACCTGATCGCCGTTCATGAGCATGTTGTTGAAATCATCGTGATCGGGCCAGTACACGCTCACTCGCTGTAGGTCATTCTTTGCCAGCAGATTGGCGTGTGCGCATTCATAGGCCGCTGCCAACCCGGTAGCACTGTTCTCGTCACGGTCAGCAAAAATAATGAGGTGCTTAACGCCAGCCGGAACGCGGAATTTCTTCATGAAGTTGGCCGTCATGGTTGCCCGGGTATTTACGTTGTAAATTTGGTGTGCTGATAAAGCGGTTTCGATGCCTTCGGCGATACCAAGTGTGCTGGCTACCGGGAACATCCGGATCGCTACTGAACGAGCGTGATCAAGATAGTTATCTTCCTGCAGGGATTTTTGGCGCTTTGCACTGGTGCCAATATCTGCCTTTTTGGCGCCATCGAGTAATGTCTGGTGCAGATAGCACAGTTCCCCTTTATCGTCGGTGGCGAGGGAATACAGCGACTGATACACCCTTCCGGCATGACGCTGCTTTTCGTTAAAACGGATCGCCTCAGGCGGCAGACTGAAAATGCCGCGCGCATTGAGATACGCAGCGCCAGAAGTGCCACGCAACGGCTGCAGCTTCGCGAACTTATTCAGAACCTTTGTACGCAGGCTGGTAGCACTGCTGCTGACCGGGATTTTTACACGCTGAAAATCATTACCGATCAGGTGGTCTATTTCCCTGCAAACCTCATTAAATGGCTTCCCCTGTGTCAGAGTGACAAGCTTCATGCCGTCACCGCTGCCGCAGGTACAAATCCACGTCCCCCGACCATCGCGGTCGTCAATACGTAGCTTGCCGCGCGCTCCACAAACCGGGCATTCGCCTTTAAAGTGATTTTTACCTGTGATCGGCGGAAGGCCAAAGTGCTCAAAGATGGTAGGCCAATGCCCGATTGCTGCTTCTGCCGTCTTCATACTTGTTTTCCTAACTGCTGTTTGATATCGCTAATCACTTTCTGAGCTTGCCGAATGGAGGATGGCGCAGGTGCGCCAGATGCCACCTGCATACGTTTGGCCTTCTCCTGACCTTTCGCATAAGCAATCAATTTGTGCCGGATGAAATTTGAGACGGTCGGCGTGATCTCCATCGGGAAATCGCTCAACCCGTTAGGCCACTCGTCAAATCGTTCGCGAAAGGTATTTGCGCACCAGCCATCGCTGACGGGCTTTTTCCCCTGCGATACGCGCTGGCGCTGATAGAATTTGATCTGACTCCACCAGGCCTGTTTCTCTGCCTTCGTGGGATGATGCTGGTCTTTACCCAGCTTTTTGAGTTTGCGGCCGGTGTCAGTATCGACGTCCTCACCGCCCAGCGGCTTATGTCCGCATTTCGGACCAGCGGGTTTCATGTAGTGGCATTGAGAACATTCATGGGGGAGTTTTTCGGCCCGTTCCTCAGCTGCGCGGCGCGCGCTTTCCTCCATGCCGTCAGACTTCCCTGGGAGATCGTCATACTCGATAGAGTCCGGATAACCGAGGCGGTGCACAGTACCGCTGTGATCGAATATGAGGCAGGACTCTTTACCCGGTGCGGTGCGCAGGCCACGCCCGAGCGCCTGCAGCCAGCGAATTTCGCTTTTTGTTGGTCTGGCGTAGATGATGCAGCGAACGTCACTATCGAAGCCGGCCACCAGAACGCCCACACTAACGATGATTTTCGTTGCGCCGGTTTCAAAGCGGTGAATGATGGTCTGCCGCTCATCCACTGGAGTGTCGGCGGTCATGACCTCAGCGTTAACACCAGTCTGGTTAAACTGGATTGTCAGGAAATTGGCGTAAGCTACGTTGACGCAGAAAGCAATGGTAGGCAGATCCCGGCCATTCTCCAGCCAGTTCTGTACGATGTCGCCCACCAGCGTAGAGCCACACATAATTTCAGCCAGTTGCGTTTCGTTGTAATCGTTGCCGTATTCAAGCGAAGACTTGGTTTTTACGCCTTTCAGATCCGGCTTTGTTGGCGCGTAAAATTCGTATTTACTCAGATCGCCACGCTGGATCAGTTCACCGATGGTGGTCGGCTTAATCAGTCGGTCATAGTATTTGCCCAGGAACGGGGAAAACGGCGTACCCGACAGGCCAATCACTTTTACGCCTTTGCCGCGCAGACGCTCAATATCCTGGAGAATGCGTTTTTTGCGCAGATGTGCTTCGTCGATAATCAGCAGATCGATATTGTCAGGAAACACACGGCGAATCAGAGTGTCAGCGCTGGCAATCTGGATTTTCCGGTCCGGATCGTAGTTGGGGTGATCCGCCCAGATATAACCGATTTCATCCCCCGGTAATCCGTACTCCACGAAACGATTAGCCGTCTGACCAATCAGGATAGTGTACGGCGCACAAAACAGAACTCGCATACCACGGCTGACGAACCCGGCAACGATGAAGGCTGCTAACCCCGTTTTGCCGCTGCCAGTGGGCGCATACACCATGAAAGTATTATGCGACTTCCAGTCACGGCGCAGCATGTTCAGCGCGCGTTCCTGTGCAAAATTCGGCGTGATCGTCAGCTGCATTGTGCGGCCCCCGCGGTAATGAGATAATAATTTTGTGATGTGGTTTTCATGGATTCCCCCTCACATGGCTGGTGGCCTCCCCAAAGGCTGCCAGCCTCCCTTCTGATTCAGCTCCCCTGAAAAATCACTCTTCCAGAAAGAACCATTACGTTTTCAGTGCCTGACCTTTATGTACTATCTTGCTGATACAGGCGTTTTTATTACTGCCCTACTACAGAGATCTACTTAACCTATGGATCTCTCCTGTTGGAAAAGACGCTATTCCTCCCCCTACACCCAATCCCCCCTTACCCCCCTTTCCCTCTTCCCCGTAAAAACGTACTACCTACCTAGTACGCGAGGGGAATTGAGTTAGTGGGTTGCCAACCTGAACAGGCACCTTTAAGCCTTCTTGTGTCCGGGTACCTTTAAACCCGCAACAATCAGGAACGCGGTGGCGTTCCGGCCAGGGGAGGTTCGGCGGTATACCCCTGTAAAGCCCTGCCGTGATTTCTCACGAACAGGCGAAGCCTGGTGTTTGCTTCATGCCTTGCCCGGTTTTCCTTTCGGAATGAAACCGACTCGGTGTCGAATGTGATTTCATAAACCTCTGCGTACTTCAGCGCGACTTTTCGACGGAGGGACGGAGGCAAACTCAGTAACTGCTGTTGAATCCATGCAGCGTCCGCCAAGCTGTAGACCGATGGCAGCTCTACCTGTACATAATCCGGGTACATATCGCCTCCGGTAATCTGTCACGCACTTTCCTAATGTGTTTTGTTTGGTACATTGGGGTGTGAATAAGGGATTTCGGCATCTAAATGGCAAAGGATCGCTACGTCTTCCGGTACACCACGTCTCGCCCACTTACCAACAGCTTGGCTACTTCTGGCCTTTCCTCTTCGAGGGAAATGCTTACCAATGGCGGTATTTGTTTTGAATCGCTGTTTGAGAATTTCATATAGGGTCATGTCGAGCACACTCTTAACGAAACTATTGTATCCGCCAATACTAACAAATAGAATCCAAAGTATCAAAAGTATTTGCTACTTTAGTTTCACTACATCTGGAGAACCACCTATGAGCACACTGGCAGAACGTCTTAACGCTTCACGCATTAGCGCAGGGCTAACTCAAGAGGTCTTAGCGAAAAAAGCTGGGGTAACCCGAGTAGCGATCAGTAAAGCGGAGCAAGGGCTTACCAAAAGCTTTAATGGCGATACGCTCTTCAAAATAGCGGCAGCACTAGGGTGTAATCCCCAATGGTTGCAGTCAGGAAAGGGCGAAGAAAAAGCATGGAGTACAAACATCAAATCAACCACGCAGCCGGATATCAGGTATTCATATCCAATGTTAAATTGGGTCCAGGCTGGTCATTTTTCTCAGTGTGGTGATAACTATAGTATGTATGATATTGATAACTGGAAGGAATCTGTTAAATATGCTGGCGAACGAGGATTTTGGCTCGAAGTCCATGGTGATTCAATGTCATCACCTGTCGGGGTAAGTTTCCCGGAAGGAATGTCAATATTAGTAAACCCAGAAGCCGAGCCTTACTCTGGTGGTTATGTTATAGCCAGAAAGAAATCTTCAGATGAGGTGACGTTTAAAAAATACATTTATGACATGGGGAGAGAGTTTCTTAAACCTCTTAACCCCCAGTATCCTGTGATAGAAATGAATAACGACTGCGAGATTATCGGTGTTGTTGTCGATGCAAGATGGGATATATTTTAATTTATTAATCAACAAGATGCCGGGTAATCCGGCTTTTTTTTTTGCTTAAAATAGAAAAAAAAGTATCAAATCCACTTGCGAATGCTTGATACTTTGGTTGCATTCAATTCGTCAAGTAATTATTCACTGAGAGGGGAAAAATGATTGCACATACTGAATGTACAACTTATTGCTTGGATGAATTAAGTAAATTAACGAAACTCTTATCGTTATTAGGACAGTCCGTAACGGATGAGAAGGCTGATCTGGATGATATAGAGGGATGTCTCGGGATTGCATGGGATATGGCTAATACTATTCATAAAACACTCAGTAAAACCATTCAGGGGGTTGAGTAAAAATGAATACCTTCAAAGGTCTCACCCTAGAGCCTGAAACCGCCTTTCGTCAGATCGCGGCATTAATTGAAGCGGGATTAATTATTTCGGTTACCGATACCAATGACAAGTCGGACCTTAGTGACTGCGTTTTTATTCTGGCCAGACAATTCGCAGAAGCAGCTCACGATTACGCGATGGAGAACAGAAAGTGAAAACACCGCTCAATATGCCTGAATAAATCTCACAAACGGCGGTGTATCTCTCAGGTATATGAAGGAGGAAATCATGGCTGATATTTCTTTAGAACAAGCAACAGAAAAAGCATGCCTAGTCGAAAGTCTGTTACGAATGATCGAGAGCTATCCGGATACGTTGAGCGAAACGGAATTATCCGCTGTAATCACTTTAATCCGTCGCTTATCTGGTGAAGTGCATGCATGGTTTATCGAAGAGCAGGCAGACAAGGGGAAGGATAAATGACTATATCTTTAATCTCAGCCAGAAACAGGATTAAACAGGCTGAAGCTGTGCTTGGTGCATGGCTTGAAAGCCCAAGAGATGATTACGAAGCAACATTAATATCCGCCATCATCACCCTGATCGAAGGCGTTGAAGAATCAATTAAAGAAGCAGATACAAAACTGAATAGTTTAATTAAATAATAAAACCTGATTAAACAAATTAACTGTGCCTTAAACGGCAGGGATACCTATAACCTGAACTTACAGGAGAGTTAACAATGACTTTCATCAAAGACAAAGCTGCGTTTAAAACAGCTCAACTCTTTCACGCCTCAGGCTACAGCATCATCGCAGAATTATATTTGCGCAAAGCGTACGGGAGGTAAATATGTGGAACCCGGAAGAAAATGACAACATTGAAGACGCGGCGATCTCCGCCAGAAGTCTTAATGAACTACTGGACCTGATGTATATCAGCTTTAAAAAAATGAACCCTCTCCAGACTGAGAGACTTTTGGGTCTTGCTCTCAATATCTCATCAGATATTTCTGTCTGGATGGATGAAGAGGAGAAGCGCCGTGAAAAACAACGCTATTGAAATTTACCGTCGTCGAATTGCAATTGCAGCACTGGGGAGAATGAAGCGTAAGACGGGTAGTAATTGTGTCATCGTTAATATGCCCAATGGTGATATTCAGAAGATAGATTTCGACGAAAAATCGATGCTGAAACTGTTAATGCGTTTTGAAAGTCAGGCATGCAGTGAATACGGAATTTCAGAATCCACTCCTTTTATTCGTGGTACGTATATGAACAGCCTTGATATTAACGGGCATACGGAATATCTGACTGAAACAGGAAAGCTTATTGTGGATGAATTACTCGGTGAAGTCATTACCTGGGTGAAAGAGAAATATATAAATGGAGGAATTAACTGATGACTAACTCCCCCCTCTTTTTCGCACACAAAAAAGTGCAGGTGGTTATGACGACTGAAAACGGTCAGGTAATTGACACCCGTAATGTTCACGATAACGAACTGATTGCCAGCATGGATACCTTCTTCTGGATGGCGAAGAAAGCCGGTTACAAGGTTATCCCACCAGCAGACGAAACAGCACAGGTGACGGCAACGTAAAGATGCCACTGAACCGCAGTATGCGCCGTTATGCAAAGCACATCGGGATCGAACTTAAGGAGGTCAAATAACATGGCAAAGAAAACTGAACTTACTCCAGTATCAGCCCGCGATCTGCAAATCATTGAGTATCGCGGACACCGCGTAGTAACCACTGAGCAGTTGGCGGCGGGATATGGAACTGATGTAGAGAATATTCGCCGCAACTTCAACCGCAATAAATCACGATTCGTTGAAGGTAAGCACTATTTCCAGGTTGCAGGCGGTGAACTGGAAAATTTGCGAGTGACTTTTAGTCCCGCACAAATTTCGAACAAAACACGCAGTCTGACACTATGGACAGAACGCGGTGCGGCCAACCACGCGAAGATGCTGGAAACCGATCAGGCGTGGAACTATCACGAAGACCTGGTTGAGTTCTATTTCACACAGCGTGATGCGATTGCGACACCAGCAAACCAGTTAACGATCAGCCGCAAAGAACTGGCACTGATGATTATCGAGGCAGAAGAGCGCGCCGAAGCCACCGCACTCGAAAATAAAATTCTCAATGCCACCGTTGAGAGTCTGGAGAAACATTTCACTAAAGGCATGACGATACCGGCTTTCTGCAAGGGGCTGAACGGCGTCAACGTAAGCAAAATGTCATGGTGGGCTTATCAGCGTAACTGGCTGTACAACGCCCAGCGGGATCCGGAGAAAAATCCAAAGTGGCGTGTTGCTTCCTATGCCCGCGATAAGTACCTGACCGAAGACGAAACGAAAATCACTCCACATGGACAGGATGAATTTAAGAAGTTCACGCCTGTACTGCTGGAGCAAGGTTGCCATCGCCTGTACCAGCTTTATATGAAAGGCGAACTGCCAATGAAAAAGACCTGGAACGGCGAATACAGCCACGACAAAGCCATTTATACGCCGGAGGATAAAGTATGATCATCCAGTCGAAACTCATTCGGGCAGCATTGGTGTGCGCTGCTAAAAACGACGTTCGTTACTATCTGAACGGTGTGCATATCACGCCGAAGTACATCGAGGCCACCAATGGTCATGTGGCACTTCGTATGGAACACGGCATCCGGACGAAGAAAGATATCATTGTTCAGTTCGAAGGACCGGTTCCCGCAAAAGCAGAAACGACCGAGCTGGTATTCAACAAAGAAGCGTTTGCTATTCACCGGGACGCATTCAATCGCCGCATTTCAATCACTGGTATCAGGCTTGTCGATGGCTGTTTTCCTGATATGGAGCGCGTTATGCCGAAAAAAGTGGATTTCAGTATCAATCCGGTTATCCAGGCTGAATATCTAAGTTATCCGGAAAAGATGTTTGGTCGCGAGCGGAAGTTTATTCCAATTCAGTTGCGACCGTCCGTCGAACATGGCGCGGTACGCATCCAGTTCGATCCAGCGATCAACGCCACATACGGCAATCCGGAGTTCGTTGTTATGCCGTGCCGTGATGATGCATTCAAAATTGTTGAGGATCATCTGGCATGAAAATCGAATACCAGAACTACGGCGCTGTAGCAAACATCGTTATCACCAGCACTGTGTTTGAGTTCCGGAAACATAATCGTGTGGTTGACGCAGCGCTGCTCTGCACACCAGGCATCGTTGCAAGCCGCAATGGCGTGTTTTTCATGAAATCGGTTTTGTCCGGCAAATCCCGCGATATGTTGCGGGCCAATAAAACTGTTCAGCGGGAGGCGAAACGATGAGCAATAAAATTCTTAACCCTGTCGTGCTTATCCATAAGCGCGAGAACAGTGACTCCTACGCAGTGGCGATCACCAGTGGCAGCCAGGACTATCGCGATGCTGTTCTGATGGCGGCGATGGAACCGGACATGACCGGCGATAACGTCGATACCTGGAGCAGAACCGGCTATTACATGGCGGCAGAGATTGAGCGCTTACGTCAGCATCTTATCGCTCCGCTGAGTATTGGGGAATTATTACAACGCCTGGAATCACAGACTGGCGAGAAATGGGAGAGAGCGGTTAACGATGTCACCACTGGTAAACCGTTGACCATCACCCTGCCAGATACCAGCTCGAAAGCATTCTGGAACGGTAGCGGTAAAACGGAGGTATTCCACCCGGAAACCTATAAACGCCAGGTAAAAGAAGCGATCAAGCGGGCTTGTGTTAGCGCTGGGATCGGTGTGGAGGTGAAGTAATGACCAGCAAACGTCGTCTCAGACGCAAGCAGTGCGGATGTAAAAAAAGACATAAGACTGCTGACGGTGCGCAGATAGAACTCTGGATTATTCGTAAACGTTACGGTCATCAGGGGCAGATGGGCGTTTACCGCTGTCCGTTCTGCAATAACTATCACGTCGGGCATACACCAGGGCGTAACGGCATCGGTTCAGGTTATGGGTGGTGGAAATGAACAAAGAATTTGAGATATGGGTGCTCAGGAGGTATGGAAACCGCTATGACCTGACGCGGGATATTGAGGGATTTTACTGTCGGGCAATCGTGCGACGAATGTTCGAAACGTGGTGCCACTGCCGTGGACTGAGCGTGGTGTGAGGTGGGTATGCAGACAATTATCTATCAAATAGTCCCCAACGAGTGGGTCACTGAAAAATTATTGATTGCGGCTACCGGATTAAAGCCCGGAACAATACTACGCGCCCGTAAAGAGTCGTGGTTGCTCGGTCGTGAGTACAAGCATGTGGCTCCTGGCGGACATCCGAAGCCCACCAGCGAGTGTATGTACTACATTCCAGAGATTAATCGCTGGATTAAAAACCAGCCTGATCCTGACTTCGATCTTTGACTTAATCTGATGAGGCTGTAATCTGATGAGGCTCTTGGACGCAGGAGGAATTATGGCTAAACCAGCCTATCCAACCGGCGTTGAAAACCACGGGGGTAAACTCCGGATCTGCTTCCACTACAAAGGGAAGCGCGTGCGTGAAAATCTGGGGGTGCCTGACACCCCTAAAAATCGCAAAATTGCAGGTGAGTTACGAACGTCTGTCTGTTTTTTGATTAAGACGGGTAGCTTTAACTATGCGGAACGGTTTCCTGACTCGCCAAACCTGAAACAGTTCGGTGTGGTGAATAAAGATATCACCATCGCTAAACTGGCGGAGAAATGGCTCAGGCTTAAGGAAATGGAAATATCAAAAAACACGATGATTCGTTATGAGTCGATTGTGAAAACGAGTGTTTCTTTGCTTGGTGGGCAAATTCTTGCTTCTGCTGTAACACAGGAGGATTTGCTCGTTTTCAGGCGGGAACTGATGACCGGTCATCAGGTGATGAGACCAAACCGTGAATTAACACCGAAGGGACGTAGCGTGGCAACAGTAAATTCTTATATGGGGATTATCTGTGGAATGTTCCGGTTTGCAGCAAGCAACGGTTATATTTCACAGAACCCGTTCAGTGAAATATCTACGCTGAAACGTGCAAAAACTGAACCAGATCCACTCACAAGGGAAGAGTTTACGCGACTCATTGACGCCTGCCACCACCAGCAAATCAAAAATATCTGGTCACTTGCAGTTTACACTGGCATGCGACATGGAGAATTGTGCGCACTGGAGTGGGAGGACATCGATATTAAGGCGGGGACTTTGGTTGTCAGGAGAAACTACACTCAGGCTAAAGAGTTCACCCTGCCGAAAACCCAGGCAGGAACCGACAGGGTGATACATCTGACACAACCTGCAATTGATACATTAAAAAATCAGGCATCACTCACGAGGCTGGGCAAACAGCATAAAGTCGAAGTGAAGCTACGCGAATTTGGCCGGACAAGCGCACATTCATGTACCTTCGTGTTCAATCCTCAGCTTACCACACGCTCAGGAAAGTCCGGAACACATTATGCAGCAACGTCACTAAACAGGATATGGGAATCGGCGATGAAACGAGCCGGTTTACGATACAGAAAAGCGTATCAGTCCCGACACACTTATGCCTGCTGGTCACTCGCTGCTGGTGCCAATCCAAACTTTATTGCCGCACAAATGGGGCATGCAAATGCTCAGATGGTCTATACAGTATATGGTGCATGGATGTCCGATAATAACCAGTCACAGGTTGATATACTGAATCAGGGGCTGGCGGCTACTGCCCCAGGGATGCCCCAAACAGGGATATTAGAAAATTTAATTTAGAAATAACAATACGTTAATCGGTTATACAATCATTGAAAGGAATTCATCGTTCGTGTCCATCAATATAGATGGGCGCGATTGTTGCCAGACAGGACAATTTTCACAAGACGTCGCAGATGGGGCGCTTAAGATTATTTATCACACAACCAAAGTAGCAATTTTGATGAGGCAACAGTGCACCGAGACTAAGGTGCTGGGCTATTGCTCGGATAGAAAGGTTATCTTCAAACCGAAGTCGAAGTGCATCAGGTAAATAAGCCCGATAGCAAGTCACATCGTTTGTCCCAGAATTCATCGTTTGCGTCCATCAATATTCAGATGGACGCGATTGTTACCAGACAGGACAATCTTCTCAAGACATCCTTCACGGGGCGCTTACCCAGAAATAATGCTGCAATAACCAGAACCAGTAACCATCCTGTCGTAACCGCCAGGAACAGACGACTCAATCGTGCCTGTACATTCACCATATAAGGCACGACTGTTGACCGTTACGTTCTGAAAAGAGACACGACCTGAGTCAGCCTGTTTATCTGCTGTGTCAGCACGACGGTGGCCGCAGCGGACTCTTCAACCAATGCCGCGTTCTGCTGGGTGACCCGATCCATTTCGGACACGGCAATACGCACCTGCCCGATACCGCAACTTTGCTCCTCAGCACAACTAAGCATTTCCCCCATCGTTAATTTTGTCTTCATCGCACTGTCAGCAATGTCATTCATGATACGGCTAACCCTTTCGGCCAGTTCGTTCCCCGCCTGAACATGTGTCCCAGATTCGTCAATCAGCGCCCGGACTTCTTTTGCGGAGTCCGCACTGCGTTGTGCCAGATGACGAACCTCAGCCGCCACCACCGCAAAGCCCCGCCCTTGCTCGCCCGCCCGGGCCGCTTCAACAGCGGCATTCAGTGCCAGAATATTCGTCTGGAACGCAATACCATCAATAAGCCCGATGATGTCGTTGATTTTTTGCGCGCTTTCACTAATCTGCGTCATCGTTTCCACCATCCTGGCTGTTATGGCCGCACTGTCCTGCGCTGTGGTGGCACTGGCGGCCGCAATCTCAGTAACCTGACGAACGTTATCGGTGTTATTCTGAACCGTGACTGTCAGTTGTTCCATGCTGGCCGCGGTCTCTTCCAGCGCTGCGGCCTGCTGACTGGTCCGTGAGGACAGGTCAGTGTTACCATCGGCAATATTCTGAATCCCTGTGTGAATGCCCTCAGCCCCGGTCCGGATGGCTGCCACCATCTCACTCAGGGAATCACGCATCGAGGAAAGACCTACTGTCAGGTCATCCAGCTCATTCCCCTTTACGCGTGGAATGTCCACGGACAAATCTCCGCCAGCAATAGTCTGCTGGTATCCCGTAAGCCTGCGGATACTGCCGGTGATGTACTGCCGGCACCACAAAGCTGAGGCCGCCGTCAGAAGAATAAACATAACAGCAAACACGGCTGCCAGAATAATCCCCTGACGAACAAGGGCCGTGGACATGGTCAGTGACGGTTCGATGACCGTTCTGTTGATGGCCTCTTCAGTCCTGTTCACTGCATCCAGAAAATCAGCCGCCGGGTTTCCCTGACGGGCTATGTCGTCAAGTCCATGAAAATCACCGGCAATCAGCAAACGAATATTATTTATCTGGGAATCCCGGGCCGACGTATAGAATGTTTTCATCTGTTCAGCGTAACGGATATCATTCGGGCTTCCATTACGAGACAGAGCGAAATATTTCTCAATCTCCCGGTCAGCGCCTTCATACTGTCTGAGCATGGCATTCAGTTTTTCCCGAGCACCCTCACCCGCCTTCCCCTGCTCCATCAGAAAGGCCATTTTCCAGACGTCCCCCCGCGTATCGGAAATAATCACGTAAGCCTCATCCAGTAAGGCTATCCGGGACCGTTGTAGGGCTATTTTTTGCAGGTTTTTATCATAGTCCAGATATGACACAATACTCCATGAGCCGGAGATAATCTGAATAAGTGTCAGTATCACTAGGACTGCGACGAGACCGTAAGAGATTTTAATTCTTCTGAACATAATTGCAGGACTCCCTGAGAAACAAAAATAATTATCGTTATTAACAGGGTTCTATCGGCCAGCCGCGGAAAAACTTCAGTCCGGGATAACGGAGAAATCTGATCGTGCCAATCCGGGAGATGGCACTGCGGTGATGTGATGGACGCCCCTTCCTAAGTAACATAATATGAACACGATCAGGTTCGATCGGCTGCTGAAGAAAATCAGCGTCGAGGCGGCGCTCAACGCCGAAATGACCCATCACCCCGGCTACGATAAAAATCAGACAAACCTGGGAACCAACACCCGTAACGGCTATACCCAAAAGACGGTTATCACTGGCGATGGTCCGCTGGAGCTGCGTACGCCGCGCGATCGTGATGGTTCCTTTGAACCTTTGATGGTGAAGAAAAACCAGACCCGGATCACCGGGATGATGTTACCAACGGTACAAAACGACCCTGTACACGATTCTGTGGTGCGACACGAGGCTGTTTGTTCTGGTCAAGCAAAACCGGACACTTTTCTGAAGGACAGTTGTTCATATCGCACGGGGGATATTCCGCCGTTTGAGGTGTGACCTCTGTCCAGATTGTAGTAGCGGATGTAATCCGCCACGTCCTGCTTCATTCCTGCTCTTGTGGGGTGTGGTGCATACAGCAACCATTCATGCTTCAGGCTACCCCAGAACCGTTCCATTGCCGCATTATCCCAACAGGCGCCCACATCACCCATGCTGCTCCTCATTCCGTAGCTTTTCAGTAACGTCTGGAAGCGTTTCCCCGTATACTGCGAGCCTCTGTCTGTGTGAACGACCAGCCCGTTTGGGGGATTTCGCAGGTTGTAGGCCTTCATCAGCGCCCGGCACACCAGGTCTGATGTCATCCGCTTATCCACATACCACCCCACGATACGACGTGAGTACAGATCCATTATGCTTGCCAGGTACATCCACCCTTCATCCGTCTTCAGGTATGTTTGTCGCTTGTCCACACCTGATCCGGGCCTGGTGGGTTGAAGTTCTGGTTCAGCAGATTGGGGGCGACCACTGCCCCAGGACGTGGCTTCGTTGTGACTTTATAAGCCCGTCGTTGCCGGCATTCAAGACCTTCTTCTTTCATAAGCTTCATCACCCGATAACGACTGATTTCAATGCCTTCTTCGCGTAACTGACTGAGCAATGTCCTGCTTCCTGCGCTCTGCCTGCTGGCGGCAAACAACGCCCGCAACCGAACCCGAACTTCCGTATCATCAGGCCCGGAGACGGGAGGCTTCTGGCACCAGGCATAGTACGCTGATGTACTTACCTGCATAACACGACAGAGAGGCCGGATGCTGAATGTCCCCACGTTTTCATGAATAAACTCATATCTCATGACATGTGCTTCGCGAAGAAGGCACTTGCCTTCTTTAATATTTCTTTCTCTATTTTTAACTCTTTGTTTTATTTGAGTAATATTTTAGTTCTGCCCGCTCATCGTCACAGAGAGCGCCTTCACTCCGGTTGCGTTCCCGCGTCACCCAGGTATGCAATGTTTTAGAGCTGATCCCCAGAGAAGCAGCAGCTTTGGCAACCGTGTAACCCTGTTCTGTCACCAGGGCAACAGCTTCCTTTTTAAACTCAGCAGTAAATTGTCGTTTCTTGTTCACTAAACACCTCCGTTATGGATGTAAGTTTAGTGTCCGGTTAATTCAACCACATCAATTCAACCACATCACTGTGGTTTGTTTTTGGTTTTCAGGATCTGGTAGAACTCGAGTGCCAGTTGCTGTGCTATTTTCAGTTGTGGTTCTTTTTCACACATCAGACTGATAAAACGGGAAGCGTAATTTTCTTCACTTTTGATGATTCGCCAGGGCATCAACCAGCGGCTTACTCGGGACGCTGAAGGAAGTCGGCCGGTGGCAGTACCCGGCGGGAGTCAGCCTTTACGCCATCTGGCAACGGTGTCCCTGACGATGGTTTCACTGCCTGTGAACCCCTTTGCCACCATTTCTAGCCATATCTGGCTGACATTGTGGTTTCTGCTTTCTCGCTGTTCTTCAAGCCAGTCCTTCCAAGGATCCAGAAGTCCCCGTTTTGGTGGATGGGTCGACATTTCGGGGAATGTCCCGGATTGTACCCATCGACTTATAGTCACCCGGGATAATCCGGTGATACGGGATATTTCCCTGAACCCGCATCCCTTATTATGCAGTGCCATCACCTCCGTCCAGCGCTGATGTCGTTTTTTGCGGGTCTGCTGTTTCAGCCGTTCCGGGCGACGGAGTGATGATAGTGGCTCTACTGGCGTTGATTCTGCTGATTTTTTTGGCGACAGTTCACTGGCGACAAGACATATCAAAGGCATATATCTGTAAATCATCCGTTCGAGCACATCACCAATATTTTTCAGCGGATGCCAGCGAGGCCACGGTAGAGTCCCAAGACGTGGTGTAAATTCGGAAGGATGGTGAGAGCCATCGGCTTATCCGGTAAGGTAATGGTTATCCAGACGATTATCTTAAAAGGAGCAAACCGATGGCTGACCACGGCATGACATTCAGCGACCCCCTGATGCAACCCGGTGGTGAAGACTTTCTGCGTGAACTCACCGAATTTATGCTCAACCGTATCATGGAGGCCGATATCACTCAGCGCAGCAATGGACGTGAGACTTACCGGAATGGCTACCTTGACCGCCAGTACAACACCCGGCTCGGCACACTGGACCTGCGTATCCCGAAGCTTCGTGAAGGCTCGTACTTCCCGCCGTTCCTTGAGGCACGCAGGATGTCGGAGAGGGCCCTCAACGCGGTTATCCAGGAAGCATGGATAAACGGCATCTGTTGACGCGCTGGTCCAGTCGATGGGGATGACCGGTATCTCCCGCAGCCAGGTGTCGTCCATCTGCCGCGATATCGATGAGCGCGTGCCTTCGATAGCACCGAAGGTTCCCACGCATATTCTCCCGCTTTCCCCTTCCTGTAACAAATCACATATTACTAGACCTTTTTTTGTTTCCCGGTTTGCATAGTAACTAAAAGTAACTATCTCATAACAGAGATGTAAAATGACTCATATTGTGTGATCCTGCTTCGCTCGTTTACCAGTCCCCTGATGACGGGCTTTTTTTCGCCCTTTTATTTAATAAATTAATGAAAAAATAATATTAACAATAATAACTTATTGGTATTTTTAAGTTGTTTATATTTCTGTATGTTTACTATCCCCGTAGAGGGCGTTATTCAGATTTCCTCCTGAATCAAAGTATAATGATCCACCCACACATTTGATGAGGGGACGATGTCCCCCTCTTTTTTACCCGCTCTAAAGGTTGTTACTGGTTTGTACTTTTTCTTACATTCCCTGCCAGAACAGCCACACCACCCAATACATCACCAGCCGTTTCCCTTTGGTACGCCCAGTGTAGTGGTTTACTTAATTTGGCCACCAGAACAGAGGTGATATGCTCACCTCAGAACAACACAGGTGCTCCAATATAAAAAGAAATTTCAGCGCAGAGTTTAAACGCGAATCCGCTCAACTGGTTGTTGACCAGAACTACACGGTGGCAGATGCCGCCAAAGCTATTGATGTCGGCCTTTACACGATGACAAGATGGGTCAAACAACTGCGTGATGAGCGTCAGGGAAAAACACCAAAAGCCTCTCCGATGGCATCAGAACAAATCGAAATACGTGAGCTGAGGAAAAAGCTACAACGCATTGAAATGGAGAATGAAATTTTAAAAAAGGCTGCCGCGCTCTTGATGTCAGACTCCCTGAACAGTTCCCGATAATCAGGAAACTCAGGGCGCGTTATCCTGTTGGACCAGCGGGAGCATCCGAACAAGAATTTACGGTTTCGCGCTATAGCTGGGGGCAGTTTGGATATTAAATCTATCCGGCGTCAGAATCGCGCCACGATGAGTTCCGGTAAGCGCCCCGTCAGCGACGTCTGTCGACGAACCTTTAATCCGGCGATGATAGAGTCCACTTAATTTTTAAATGGACTCTATCACAAATGACAGAACCGACAGCCCCACGCCAACGGGCAACCTACTCCATGCCGTTCAAACTCGACCTGGTTCAGCGAGCACTGCAACCCGGTGCCTGTGTGGCACAACTCGCCCGCCAGAACGGGATTAATGATAACCTGCTGTTCACCTGGCGTCAGCGCTATCGTCATCTGGTTGATGCGCCATCTGATGAGCCTCCGGCACCAGCCATTATCCGTGACGATATCGTTCCTGTTGTGACCGCCGAATACTCTCAACCCGTGTTGCCCGCTCTCCCGGCATCATCAGCACAGAGCCTGCCACCGGATACCGGGCAACGTTGTGAGGTCAGCATCGGCCGTGCACGCCTGAAACTGTCCGGCAATCTAACACCGGCCATGCTGTCGGATCTGGTTCGCGAACTGAAGAGAGGTGGCTGATGATATCCCTTCCTGCGGGTTCCCGCATCTGGCTGGTGACGGGCGTTACCGACATGAGAAACGGCTTCAACGACCTGGCCTCCCGCGTGCAGAATGTCCTCAACGATAACCCGTTCAGCGGCCACCTGTTCATCTTCCGGGGACACCGTGGTGATATGGTGAAGCTACTGTGGTCCGATGAGGATGGTCTGTGCCTGTTCATCAAACGTCCTGAGCGTGGACACTTCGTCTGGCCTGCTGTCAGCGACGGGAAGATACACCTGACCCCGGCGCAACTGGATAAACTGCGGAGAATGTTGCAACGGTGTGCTTCAGGCTGATGCATACGGCGGATACGACGCGTTGTATGAGTCCGGGCACATCAGGGAAGCGGCGTGCATGGCGCATGCCAGACGAAAAATCCATGACGAACATGCGCGGCGACCGACAGCGATGACGAATGAAGCACTGAAACGTATAGCTGCGTTATACGTTATCGAAGCCGAAATCCGGGGGCTTCCACCTGATGAACGACTGATAGCCAGAAAGGGGCGAACGGTACCGCTGATGCAGTCGTTGCATGACTGGGTCCTGGAGCTGATGAAAACGCTGTCGGTTTACGCAGAGATGACGAAGGCGTTCACGTACATGCTGAAACAATGGGATGCGCTGAACGAATACTGCCGCAACGGTCAGGTGGAAATCGACAATAACATCGGAGAAAACGCGCTGCGTACGGTGGCCGTTGGCAGAAAAAATTATCTCTTCTTTGGTTCTGATAAAGGTGGTGAAGCTGCAGCAATCATCTACAGTCTGCTCGGCACCTGCAAGCTGAACGGCGTAGAGCCGGAAGGCTGGCTGCGTGAGGTAATAAGCAAGATCAACAACTGGCCTTCAAACCGGGTAGATGAGCTGCTGCCCTGGAACCTCTCATCTGTAAAATAATCTTTACGACCACGTTCAGGACGGAGCACTTACGGAAGTACTACTTCCGGGGTGTTAAGTGAATAATCGATCATTGTGTTTTTGACATCGATTACCCCGGTAAGTCGGTGAATGGATGTCGGTAATGCTAACTGACTGAAAATCCCTGTGAAGATGACTTCCCCGTAACGACACATTTGATCAGGTCATTAGCCGCTTCCAGTGATTTATCGCCGTTCCTGATTTTCTCAATGGCTTTGTCGAGTTTGTCTGAGGATGTGGCTCCGAGGAAGTTATTCTCAACAACGATCTCCGTCTGCTGACTGAGATTGTTGTTGACTTATTTAGCTGCTTCTTTTTTGTTTTTGTGTTCTTGTAACTTGGCTTTTATCCAAATACCGATCCCTGTTAACGTACCCGCAGAAGCACCTACTTTCAAAGAATAAAAAGCATCCAT